CAGGAAACGAACTAACAATGAAAAACATATACCATATAGACTTGGCTGAATTGTCTCAATCTGACTATACTAAGTTCTTGGACTTTTATTTACGTCACAAAACTGCATCTCCTTTTGAGATTGTAGAAGCGTGGAACAAATATGCGGGCAAATTGTCACGGCATGTTTTCATTAAAAAAGAAGAGAGGAGCGAAGAAGATGGCTACATTAGAGCAAGCAACTAAAGTGAAGAATTTTTTGTCCGAGAAGTATCTTGGACGAAGTATTAGTAAGATTAGTGTTGGTTTTGACAAAGACCCAACTGACTACAAGTTGTTTGTTTGGACTTCATATCAGTTTTGTGAGTATAGAATTGATGGTGTCGATATTGAATATATTCATAAGGAAGTCAGTCAGAACCCTAAAATTTACCTTAGCCCTTCGCAACCACCTGGAAGTAACGACAATGCTTTGATTACCTTAAACCGAGCGGGTCTAAGTTCGTTGTTGTCTTGTCTGGCACAGGTAGCAGGTGGAGAAAAATCTTCGTCGTGCATCATATGGTTCAATGATGTGGTACACGGCGGGAAATATACCAAGCACCTGCACGTCGTCATGGACAATGAAGGAGATATGGCATGAGCGTAAAATTTATCGCTACCATTGCTGGCGTCAATGGTCCTGTTGCTTCTGACGAGAGCGAAGCGGTGTCTCGGTTGCGTGAATATATGGAGACACATCTTGGGATGCGGCATTACCAAGACCTTAATCCTGATGGTAACTATCAGAACACGTTGTTCAAGTTGTATGAAAGGGAAGAGGGAAAAGAGGGAGAGGCATCTTTGAGCGGTGCAAGTGTTACTCAGGTCGAACCAGATGTAACCATTAGTCATTCACACTAAAGGCGGCTCTCATCCTCTACCCTAAAGGGCTGGCTTGCTCTGGTCGTTCGCTTCGCTCACTTCCGACGCAAGCCAGCATCTTCGATGTAGAGGTTTTCCCGCCGCCTATGGATAAACTTTAAGAAAATTTGGGATTTTTCCTGTAAAGTTTATTGGTAAAGAATCTACAATTTCAAATGAATTTTTATTTAGCATTGGCAGTATGTGTTGATTAAACTTCTTCAAATGATATTGTAACTCGATAACTCTTCCCTAATTCCAAGAATTTTTCAACCTGTTCAGCAATGTCACATTCAGGGTTGCGACTATCATCCATCATCGCATCCCATTTATCCATAACTTTCAACTTCTTTTTAACACTATCATCGTCAAATAGCGTCCAAATCTTGCTTGTTTGTATTTTTTTCATGTTGATCTAACCACTCAAATAGTTCTTTGCTGTTATGGTCTAATCCCAATGGGCATTCTTCCAATAATTCTTTTGGGCTAGCTGTACCATGAGGAGGACCTTGATCCCAATGATATTCTTGATCTAAATATCTATACCCAAATTTTTCCCTTATGCCAATAAAACCTTTGCTTTTTTCACAAAACACACCCAAAGTAAGGTTTCTAGAAAAAATCTTATATAAAAAATGCGTGATGAGGGAATCGAACCCCTTCGGCATCCACCTGACATGTTTAGTTGCCAACGCTTTTACAGAGCGCCGTCAGGAACACCACACAAGTCTCCAGCGTATACCAATTCCGCCACAGCCGCTTAGTGTTCAATGCGGCTGGTGGGAGTCGAACCCACATGCCCTCACGGACAGGAGATTTTTTGGCCCAGATGGGATTCGAACCCATATTCATCAAGGTTTGAGCTTGATTGCTTTGCCAAGTTTGCATACCAGGCCCTTTTACGACGAATATACCTCTTTCTCAATATCTTTCCTATTCTTTTCGCACCATTTTAAGAACTGATTTGCTAAATTATTCCAAATTGCTCTATCACTGCCCCACCAATCATATTCATCTTTTTCGCAATTGGCATCTAAAGTTCTGGAAAATCTTTTAACAAGTTCTCTAATTTCTTTGATTTTCATATTTGCTCCAACGGGACAATTGAGAATCGAACTCAAACCGGATTTTAAGCCGGGACACTTTAGCAAAGTGTTGCGACGAAGCCAATATTCGCCTTTGCCCCTCATTTTCTCCTATACAACAATTTCTCAATTTGGAATGGATTGTAATAACCTTCATTAAATTCTATCTTTTTATTTTTGTGTCCTATATGCCAGCATTCACAATGTTCGCACCGCCAAATATTATATTCTCCTACATCTTCACTTGTCATTTTTGCAGTTCTTTTCATTGATCATGCAGCATGCCACATTGAATCATGACAAACTTTTCTTGTCACTTCGCAACGAATCCATTTCATTGGTTTTTCGCTTTTTAAAAAAAACTTTATTGGCGATTGGGTAGTACATTATAACTTTTTGTTCGTAATATTCTACCGTCATGTCCGTTATTATTTCGATCTGTTCATCTGTGCAGGCCATGTGAACAGGTATCATGCCTTCCAACGTTAATTTTCCATCTTCAGGATTTATCCATTGACCTTTGGCTGTATAATGTATCGTCAATCCTTTTGTAATATCTCTAACTTTTTTATCCCAAGCTCGATGGTAACTGCGATTTATTTTCTTGCCATTTAAGGTTTCTGGGACTAAAACAAGCCAAACTTTCAAATCATGTTTCATAGTTTTCTTGGTACAATTAAAGTAGCACCGGAGGGATTCGAACCCATCACTATCCACGTTCTAAGCGTGGCGACTCCTACCAGTTGGTCTACGGTGCCATAATATTAAAGGAGCGAAATGGATTTGAACCATTGTTCCCTTTCGGGACTCCAGTTTTCTAGACTGGTGCAATAAGCCACTCTGCCATCGCTCCAACAATGCAACCTCACGTAATCGAAACGTGTCCTTCACTTCTTCAGAGTGACGTGCGACCTTTACACTAAGGTTGCGAACTAAGCGGAGAGAAAAGGAAATCGAATCCTCAGTATACTATTCATATACGCTAGTTTTCAAGACTAGTACAGCCTGCCAATAGCTGCCATTCTCTCCATATAATTAATCCAAATTGTCAAATAGCTAAGTTGATACAATCGGGGCATCAACTTGTCTTAGTTCTTTAACTTTATCTTCTGCCATAACTACATTTCCAGTTCCACCTGTTATGGCAATTTCAAATTCAAGGAATACAGCTACAGAAGGGCTATCATGTGTTTTCTTTCTGTATCTGAACGTCTTGAACTTTCCAATATACTCAGGTCCATCTTCAAGTTTAACTCTGTAATTTTTACCGGCAACTAAGTCATTTGTGGCTGGGATCATTTTGAAGACGGATTTTGTTTCAAAGTATCCTTCTTCTTGTTTGACCCAAGGAAAATCACTTAAAACTGGCATTTTTTACCTTTCTTGGTACAATTAAAATAAAAAAACCTCAGGAACCCGTTTAAGCTCCTGAGGTTTTCTGATCCTCTACTGTACAAGCCTAAACGGTCATTCTTCGTGTCCGCTGGATAACGAATAACTGAGTGAAAACAGGCTTGTAAACAAAAATTTCATTTATTTTTTCCTACTGATACATTTATCATACGCAGCAATTCAAAATTTTCAAGGTGAATTTTTGAATTTCTTGAAATTTATTTCCGATTCCACTTCTTTTTTAACTTCTTGAATTAACCCTTCCCAATCATTATGAGATTTTTGTCTGAATATTTTTACGGAAGGATACCAATTTAGTTGCCATCTCCAATCTGGTTGTGTAAATGGCAGCATAAGGAATCCAGATTTATTCAATGCTCCGGTTAGGTGAATAACGGCGGAATCGATTGAAATAATTAGGTCTAATTCCTGTATAGCTTGTGCTGTGTCGGTAAAATCGTTAATTTTAGCGTCTAGATCAATTAAGTTTAGATTTTCAGTTCCTTCAAGGAGATTTACAGATTCAAATTCTCCATTGATTTCCCAATTACGAATCATATTGTTTTTGACATCTAATTGTAGTTTTGTATCGCCTTTTTGTAAACTAAAAAGTTGAACATTTGGGATTTCTGCTAGAATAGCGAGCTTTTTTAGATAACAAGAGCGGTTTTGGTCACAGCTATCTTGTCTATTTCCAGCCCAAACCAAACCAATTTTAAATTTATTTGATTTTTCAATTAAATTTGTTTTTTGTTTTGGGAAAAGGTATTGCTCTAATGGAATTTTACTTAGGTCAGGGTCAAAATAATAGGGGAAAGAGAATACAGAAGCGACGTAATCATGGGGTGGTAATGGAGGTTTATAACCTTTAATTTTTGTCATTGCAAAGAAAAAAGCTTTCATTTTTTCTTCTTTATTCCAAAGTGTGGTTTCTACACCTAAGTTCTGGAATAATTCATACAGTTCTGGTTTAACTTCCAAAATTATTTTGCAGCCTTTTTCTTTAAGTTTTGGAAGATATCTGATGTATTGGATATAGTCACCAAATCCAGCTTCATCAAAGACTAATATTGTTTTGTCTTTGATATCTTCTTTACCATCCCATAGGGGTTTTTGATAGAAATTTTTAAAAGTTGCAGATGATCCCATGAAGGCTGGCCAGCTTTGCATTTTGGTTATTTCATTTTCTATAGGTGGATCAAATCTGTGTTCAAGTTCTTTTAGTCCTTCTTTAAATTGCTTTGTATAGAGATATGCAATAGCTAATTTTATTCTTACAAGAGGACAAGTTGGGAAGATTTCTTTGAGAGCTAAAAAAGCATCTAAAGCTTCTTCTCTCATGTTTAATTTTTCAGCTTTAAGAGCATAATCAACTAATTTAGCTATTTGTTCCATTCATTAAGGTAGTAATGTATTCTTGAGTTGCTTTTGCGATAGGTGGTAAATCTTGATCTGTTATTTCTTTGAATTGGTTTTTATCAATTAAATAAATTTCAAATATATCAAGAGGTCTTATTTTTGTTTCAAATGTAATGATTTCTATTTTAGCTGGAGGAATAAATTGATGACCGGCCTTGTCAAATTCGAACCAAAAATCAAGTATTTTTTTTGGAGGCGATATAAGATGATTTCCTTCTTTTAAAACCAAATTACTTTTTTCGTTAGTTAGAGCATTTTTATCATCTTTGTTGATTATAATTGCCATTTCGTTTAGGGTATCAAAATGAAAAAAAAGAGCTTCTTCTTCATTTATCCCAATAAAAAATCCATCTCTTTTCCATGTATCTGGACACTTTTCGTAATCAGCAACATGATTTAGTTCGAAAATTCCAATTGATGGAGGATAAGGCAGGAGATGTCTAATTGATTTGTGGAAAAAAATAGACAGAGATTTTGATTTTAGTTTCTTCATTATCTCAATATAACAGAAATGTGGCAAAAATCAATATATAAATAAGTGAAGACATTTAGAGAATTTTACGAATTAATGGAAGCACCTTTGCCTGGCGGACCTGGGGGAATTGCTTCTCCTGCTGGTCTTCCTGGTGGTCCATCTCCTCTTGGCGGCGGCGCTCCTCCTCCAATGGGTGGAATAGGTGGTCCGCCTCCTCCAATGGGCGGTGGTGGGCCTCCTCCTCCAATGGGTGGAATGGGTGGTCCTCCGATGGGTGGCGGCGCTCCTCCTCAACAACCTGTATTTAAGATGAAGACTCCTGATATATGGGACATCCTAGATAAGATTGTTGGTAATAAGAATTGACTTTAGTTTAAATTATTGTTAAAGTTTTAAGTCTAATGGGATTTAAAACTTTAATTTTTAGCGATTTACATGTCGCTCAACATAAAAAATCAGTTAATAGATTACATGATTGCCTGAAAGTTCTTGAATGGGTATATCAGACAGCTGAAGAACATAAGGTTCGAGATATTATTTTCGGTGGTGATTTATTTCATGATCGAGAAAAAATAGATGTATTAGCATATCATTTGACTTTTGAACTTATTGAAGCTCATTCTAATAAGTTCAATGTCTATTTGCTTTTAGGCAATCATGATCTTTGGTATTTCGACAAATGGAACATTAGCAGTCTAAAGCCACTTTCTGCTATTAAAAATGTAATAGTAGTAGATAAACCTAGTGTACATATCATCAATGGGTACAAGGTGGACTTCTTACCTTTTACTCATAATCCGCTTGAACATATGGAAGAGTTAAAAAAAAATGAATCAGAAATCTTGGTTGCTCATATTGCTATTGATGGGGCTAAATTGAATGCGACTCAAATTTCTGATGTTGTGGTTGAGCATGATGGGGAGATGATAAAAGTTTCTAAGGATTCATTTTCTCATTGGAAGCATGTTTTTTTGGGTCATTATCATTCTCCGCAACAAATCTCTGATAACATTGAATATATTGGATCGCCATTACAGTTAGATTTTGGTGAAGCTTTTCAAAAAAAACATTTAATTATTTTCGATTTTAAGAGTAAGGAAAAGCAGTATATTGAAAATACTATAAGTCCTAAACATTTAGTTATAAAAGATGATGATATCGATAATCACGAAATAAAAAATAATTTCGTAAAAATACAAACTTCTAATGTAGGTACTGTTGATCTTGTTAATTTAAAAAATCAATTACATTCTCATGGGCCTGGGACTTTGCAGATAGTACCAATTGCCAAAAAGGATTCTGATCACATTGTTAAAGATGCAAAAGCTATTTTAACAAACAAGGATGAAATGATTGAAAATTATCTTGAACAAATTGAGACTACTTTAGAAAAAAAGGTTTTATCAGAAATTGGTAAAGATATATGCAAAGAAGCAAAATTGTAATTGGAAGTTTTAATTCAAAAACATGGAATGATTACGGAATATGTTGGGTTGCTTCTTTAAGCAAAATTAAATTTGCTGGTGATGTGGCGATAATAAATGAAGGATTATCGCTGCAAATTGTTAATCATTTAAAAAAAATAAATATAAATATTGTTGAAAATTTATATGATTTTTTAGAAGGCAAAAATGGTATTGTGGCAATTTGGAGTCATAGAGCTTTTTTTCAAGATAATATTGATGACGTTTTTGAAATAGCAAAAGGTAAAATTTGTTCTGGGAATGATTTTATAAATGATTTTTATGCTTTCGATTTGTGTTATTTTGATTTCTTAAAAGGGACTGTAAATTGTTTGTCTGATTGCGGAATTAATTCGATTTCTGCAATTTGGGCTTCTTGTCATAATAAAAAAGAGATAAGCAACATATGGAATTACAAACTAGATTATTCTTTGCAATGGGAAAATGGATTTTATCATAATAAACAAAAAATTAAAGTGTTATCAATCCCTGAAATAATGAGGAAATCACCAGCAGGATGCAAGTTGTATTTTTACGATAGGTTTAATGAAGAATATAAGATATGGGATGCTTATTTTAGAGGTAAAAGTTTTGAAAAAATTAAAAATAAGATATTTAAAGGCAACTAATTTTAGATGTTTTGGCCCAGAAGGTATAGAGTTAAATTTTGATGAATATAACAATATTGTTGTTATAAAGGGCAAAAACTTAGATACTGCTAGTGAAAAATCCAGTAATGGTGTTGGTAAAAGTTCTATTGCTGACATTATCATTTATGGTTTTTATGGAGAAACTTTAAGAAAGCCTAACCAAGTAGATGTTATAAATTATCAAGAAAATAAAGTAATGAGCATAGAAATCATTTGGGATGATTATAGGCTCGTCAGAACAATGGAAGTTAAGAAGGAAAAAGTTAAACATACATTGCATTTATGGTCAAGCCCAGAACATATTTGGAATGAGGACACTTTGGAATCTAAAGGCGGTGTCCCAACTACACAGAAACTAATTAATGGCTTATTGGGTATTAATTATGATACTTTTGTCAATATATTTATTTTTTCAGACACTTCTCATTTTTTAGAATGCCAAGCAGATAAAAGAAGAGATATTGTTGAAAGTTTGCTTTCTTTAGACAAATATAGAGTTTGTCATGATATAGCTAAAAAAAGAATTAAAGATGTAAAAGAAGAAATTGCATTATTGGCTAATGATTATCAATATTCTTTAAATGAAATTAACAACTGTAAAGAAAGACTTAAGCTTTTGGAAAGTAAGGAGAAAATGTGGAAAGAACAGAAGATTAAAGAATTAAATAATCTTCTGCAACAGATAAAAGCAAAGAGAGAAGAATTAGACAAGACCGATGATGGAAGTGAATTGGCTAAATATGAAGATGCCCAGGAACAAATAGAACAAATAAAATTGAAATTAAATGAACTCGAAGCTTCTAAGAAAAAATCCAATGAATTGCTACCATTGGCTACGGAAAAATATAATAGTTCAAGTTCCGAGTGTTCTAAACTTACTTTGAAAATTAACAAATTGGCTCAAAATGAAACAATTTGTTGCGATACATTAAAAGAAAATGAAGCGAAAATAAAGAATATTGAAAAAAATTGTCCTTATTGCGAAGCTCCAATCAGTCAATCTAAAATTTCAAACATTATTGGTGTGGCTACGCAAAAGATTACTTCTGCTAAAGAAGAATTAATTAAAATAAGAGAAAATTTAAAAATATCAAATGATGAATTTTCTGTTTATGATAAAAGTAAGAAATTAATGGAAAAAGGAATGGCTGATTGCAATGGTAAAATTACACGGTTCAATAAAGAAATAACTGATTGCCACACAATGCTTTCAAGATTGACTAGCATAAGAAAACCAGAAGCTAATAAAGATACATATTTGCTTCAAGAACAAATGAAAGATTTAAAGAATCAGGCGTTGATTAAGCAAACAGAAAGCGAAGGAGCAAGTCCATTTACAGAAATCAAAACGCAAGCTGAGGAAGAACTTAAAAATAGAACAGAAGATTCCGATAATAAAAAGAAGAAATTAGAAGAAATTGAAGCAAAATTGCCTTATTTTGATTTTTGGATTAAAGCTTTTGGTGATGGAGGTATTAGAAAATATATCATTGATGGAATCATTCCTACATTAAACGAGAAATTAGCTTATTGGATGCAGATTTTGATTGATGGAAAAATAAAAATTGAATTTGACAATCAGTTTAAAGCTACCATTGATCGTTTCCCATTTAATGACCGTCCTTATGTATATGAAGGCATGTCTGGTGGCCAAAGGCGTCGGTTAAATTTAAGTATTTGCCAAGCTTTTGCCAATATCATGATGCTAAATTGGGGCACATATCCCTCAGTTATATTTTTAGACGAAGTAAGTATGAATATGGATGAAGATGGTGTAGAAGGTATTTATCAAATGATTTGTGAGTTAGCTAAAGACAAACAGGTTTTTGTTATCGATCACAACAAAGATTTACTTAATTTGCTTCAAGGCAATGACACTATTAATTTAGAAATGAAAAATGAAATAACCACAAAAACTTGAATTGCATAGTCATACGCAATCCATTAAAATATATTTTTGGCTTACCCAAAAAAGATTAGTAGTAGGCAAATGATGTTTAAAGTTCAAAAAAATAAACTCAAGATTGGTAAAGGACAACTCAAATTCTTCAAAGAAATTTGCAGAAGAAGTAAAAACCTGTACAATGCTACACTTTATGAAACTAGACAATACTTTTTTCAATGTGGACAATTCTTAACTTATAACAGTGCTTATCATGTAATGAAGGGATCGAAAGAATATAAGAATTTGCCAACAATGGCTGCTCAACAAACCATGAAGATAGTGGAACGTAGTTTTCGCTCATTCTTCGGCTTGCTCAAGAAGAAGCAAGGTGGTAATTATAATCGTCCTGTTAATATACCTGGCTACTTGCCCAAAGATAGCTATTTTGTTTTTATTTATCTTATATTAGAAAACAGGTGTGGCAAAGGTTGGTTCACGCTACGAGTACCAAAGGAATTACAAAGTAAGTTTAATTTCAAAGAATTTCATTATCCTGTACCACCAACAGTAACAGGTAAAGTCAAAGAAGTAAGAATTTTACCTAAAAATAATGCTAAATGGTTTGAAATTGAATTTGTTTATGAAGTAAAGGAGAAAAACCATGACTTAAATAAAAAGAATGTTTTATCAATAGACATTGGAGTAGATAATTTTGCAACTTGTCTATCTAATATTGGAAAATCATTTATTCTAGATGGCAAAGAAATGAAAGCCATTAATCAGTATTACAACAAACAAAAAAGCAAAATTCAATCTATCTATGATAAACAATCTATTAAATATGGCAGTAAAATTTTTGGTTTTGGTGATAAGAGAAATAGGCAAATTAATGAATATTTAAATCAATATGTTAATTTAATTGTGCAAATTTGCATAATCAATAAAATTGGCAATGTCATTGTTGGAGAAGGTTGGAAAGCACAAAAATGTGCAAATAATGGCAAACGTAATAATCAAAATTTTACAATGTTATCATTTGGAAAATTTGCTTGGAAATTACAAGCAAAGTGTCAGTTAAATGGTATTGAATTTAAAACTCAAAACGAAGCATATACTTCCAAGTGTGATCATCTTGTTGGAGAAAAGATGTGCTACCATGAAAAATATCTTGGCAAACGTAGTCCTTGGGGATTATTTAAATCAAGTGTAGGAAAAACTCTTAATGCTGATGTGAATGGAGCATTAGGTATTATGATAAAAAGTACAGGGGAGAGAGACATAGTTTCTCAACTCAATAGTGGCACGGTCACTGTGCCGAAAAGAATAAGGTTGAGAGAAATCCAACAAACTTCTTCTGTGCGATTAGCTAGAAATATTTTTAGTTAATCCAAATTTCATTATTTTTTTGAAATAAGTGGCCTAAATATTTCTCACAATTAGAATAGATGAGGCACTGATGAGTCATTTTGTTAGAGATTTTTATCCTGGAATGGGAAGGGCAGTAGCAGAAAGAACAATACTAAGAAAAAAAGAGAACGGTGAATGGGAAACATGGGGCGATGTCTCAAATCGAGTCGCATTAGGCAATTCTTTACTATGCAATTCTAAAGAAGAACAAAAAGAAGAATATAAGATATTAAAGAAGCATCTGGAAAAAGCCGTCATCATCATGTCTGGACGGCATTTACAACATGGCGATGAGACACAACCAGAACGTACACAAGAAGTTTTTACGAATTGCGCAACTAGTTGTAGTAGTTTTGCAATGTTCTATCTCTTGATGTCCGGTTCAGGAGTAGGCAGAAGCTATGACGACGATATGATGTTGGTTAATTGGGATAATGCACCAAATTTAAGGTGTGTAATTGATGATAAGCATCCTGATTATGATTATTCTGCACATGAAAGTGTAAGGGATGCAAGACACAAATATGGAAAAGGCAAAGATATTCTGTGGTATGAAGTCGAAGATACGAGAGAAGGTTGGGCAAAAGCTCTAGAAGTTTGGGAAAATGCAGCCTTTGAAAAAATTCATAAAGATAAATTACTTATTTTAGATTTCTCGAAAGTGCGACCCAAAGGGGCATTAATTAAAGGCATGCAAAATCGCCCTGCTAGTGGCCCTGTTCCCCTTATGAATTCATTTCAAAAAGCATTGACTCTTAAAGGGGCCGGTTTACCACGTTTTATGCAATCAATGTATGTCGATCATTACTTTGCAGAATGTGTGCTTTTTGGTGGTGCTAGGCGCAGCGCACGCATGTCTACAAAATATTGGAAAGACCCAACAATATTCCAATTTATAACAATCAAAAGACCAATTGAATATTATGGACAAAATGTAGAAGAAATTATTGAAACAAGAAAAAACTTTGTCATAAAACCAAATAGTTTTTTGTGGAGTTCAAATAATTCGATCTTAGTTGATAAAGAATTTTGGGAATTAATAGAACTTAAGAGAAATAATCCAAAATATGATTCTAGTTTGGCCAAACATGCTAGAAAAGTATTTAAATTAGCAACAACGGCTGCGTATGGCGATGGAACAGGCGAACCAGGGTTTATTAATGTTGACAAATTAAATGTTAATTATGAAGGTACAGATAATTTTAAAAAGGAGATAGTAGGAAGTAGAAAATATCAAATTAATGACGATACGCACCTTTATTTGAACAGGTTGCTGAAGAAGGCACTTAAGAAAAAATACTGGATGATTGTCAATCCGTGTGTTACGGGTGATACCTGGGTTTTGACTGATGGCGGTCCCAAAATGGTTCAAGATTTAATTGACGTGCCATTTAATGCTATCGTTGATGGAAAGCCCTATAAATCTCACGGATTTCTAGAGATAGGTGAAAAAGATGTATTTGAATTAAAAATAGATAGAGGATATTCAATAACAGCTACAGCAAACCATAGATTTTTAGTAATAAGAAATAAAAAACGATATTGGATAGAATTGCAATCAATCAAACAAGGAGACAAATTATTAATCAATAAAAGCGTCGATAAATTTAAAAGCATAAAATATATTGGTAAACAAAAAGTTTATGATTGCAATGTTGCAAAAGTAAATTGTTATTGTGGCAACGGATTTAAATCACATAATTGTAGTGAAATTCCCATTGCTCTTTGGGGTGCTTTTTGTGTCATTGGTGATTTAGTTCCTTATCATGCGGATACTCTTGATGAAGTTGAAGTAGCAGCTAGGGCCATGACCAGGGCTTTAATTAGAGTAAATACTATGGATAGCATTTACTCTCAGGAAGTTCAAAGAACAAATAGAATTGGCATAGGACTAACTGGCGTTCATGAATTTGCCTGGAAATTCTTCAAATTAGGGTTTAGAGATTTAATAGATGAAGAAAAGTCTGCTGAATTTTGGATGTTTTTGTCTAGAATCAAACGTGCAGTACAAGATGAAGCTGAAAAATACAGTGCTAAATATGGTTTATTACCTCCACACACTGACGTTACCATAAAACCAAGTGGTTCTGTATCTAAGCTATTTGGTCTTACAGAGGGATGGCATCTTGCAGCAATGAAATGGTACTTGCGATGGGTGCAGTTTAGCAAAAGTGATCCTTTGGTGGAAGCTTACAAAAAGAATGGTTATCCTTGCAGAGAGTTGATAAAATATCAAAATGCTGTTATCATAGGATTCCCCACAATACCAGAAATTTGCAATCTGGATATTGGCGATAAATTAGTTACAGCAGGAGAGTGCAGACCAGAAGAACACTATAAATGGCTCATGTTAGGCGAAAAATATTGGCTTAGGGGGGTTACTGAAGATGGTGAACCTCTAAAAAGAGATAGTGGGGGACAAATTAGTTTTACGCTTAAATATGAACCTAAAAAGATTAGTTTCATGGAATTTGCGAAGACATTTAGAAAATACCAAAAGCAAATTAAATGTTGTTCAATTATGCCTCAAGAAGAAGAAGCAAGTTATGAATATTTGCCAGAAGAACCTGTAACTAAAGCACAATATGAAGATGTATTAAATCAAATTAAGAAAGCTATGCAAGAAGATGTTGATTATGCTCATGTAGATTGTGCAACTGGTGCTTGTCCTGTTAGTTTCAATAAATAAGGTTTGAAATGTGCAAATATATTTTTATTGCTGGTTCTACTATTTCTGGAATCGGCAAAGGAATCTCCGCTGCTTCTATTGGATTGCTTTTGTCTCTTCGTGGATATAAAGTAACTCCTATTAAAATGGACGGGTATCATAACGATAATGCAGGAGTTTTGTCCCCAAATGAGCATGGGGAAGTTTATCTTCTTGATGACAAATCTGAAACTGACCTTGATCTTGGGCATTATAGCCGAATTGTTGGTGTCGATCTTTCATCAAAGAATATATTGACAAATGGTAGTTTGTATAAAGAAATTTACAAAGAAGAGGATGAAGGTAAATATTTAGGTCAAACAATTCAAGTTATTCCTCATGTAACCAATAAGATACAGCAAAAATTAGTAGATTTAGGGAAAGAAAGTGATGTGGTTTTGGTTGAAATTGGCGGTACGATTGGAGATATTGAAAACCAAGCTTTTCTGGAAGCAGCTAGACAATTTAAGCAAAAATATTGGAATGATGTGTTAATTGGTCTTGTTGCACCTATATTCTGGATTTCAATTATAAAAGAATTTAAGACCAAACCTTTGCAACAGGGTGTTAAGAATTTACAATCATTTGGCCTACAGCCCGATTTCTTGATTTGCAGGTTAATTAACGCTGCTGGTATAGAATTCTCGACTAAAATATTAGATAAAGTAGCCAATTTAACAAATATTCCAAGAGATGCTGTTTTTGATGCCCCTGATGTTAGCAATATCCATAAAGTGCCGCTCGAATTTTACAATAGAAATGTAGATGATTTAATAATAGACAAGTTTGGGTTTAAGAGAAATATGTGCCGTATTCACAAATATCGTGAATTAGTAGACAAATTCGATTCAGATTTACCTTCTGTAACCATAGGAATTGTTGGCAAATATACAAATTGTGACGAAGCATATTTGAGTTTGAAAGAAGCATTACATCACGCCTCTATTAATAATAATTTTAAAGTTAATATCAAATGGATTATAACGGAAGAATTAGAGACAGCTAAAGATTTGCGTGGAGTATGGAAGCATTTTGAGGATGTATCTGGAGTAATAGTTCCAGGTGGATTTGATAAAAGAGGCGTATTATCTAAGATCAAGGCTATTCATTATGTTAGAGAAAAGAAAATGCCATTTCTTGGTATTTGTTTAGGTCTACAATGTGCAGTTATTGAATTTGCTAGGAACGTTTGTGGACTAGAAGATGCTAATAGTCAGGAATTCGATCCAAATTCAAAAAACTTAGTGGTGCATTATGTAGAAGGTCAACAAAATTTAACAAAGAATAAAGTTTCTACCATGCGTCTTGGTGCTTATGACTGTGAATTAACCAAGGATAGTCATGCTTATGAATTATATGGTAAAAAGATTATAAGTGAAAGACATCGCCATAGATATGAAATTAATCAAGAATATATAGATTTATTAGATAAAAATGAATTTAAAGTGACCGGGATTAATCCAGAAACTAAGTTGGTTGAAATTATGGAGATTAAAGATCACCCTTATTTTACTGCTTGCCAATTTCACCCTGAATTTAAGTCTAGATTAACTACACCATCACCTTTATTTTCAGGATTAATCAAGGCTGCAATAGCTTTCCAACAACAAAACACTAAATAATAACATGAATTTTAAGCAATATTTAATTACAGAATCAAGAGAATACTTAGGCCATAGAGTAGGAGATATTCTTACATCCGTACATGAACTTATCGCAGCTGGGAAACAAGTAGGCACACGTCAACTTGTTAAGAGTGTAGAAACCATAGTAATTGAAATACGTAAGGTTTTACATAATAGCTGGCCAAGGACTGAATACAAGTACCTTAAAAAGCTACAGAAATGCGGTGTAGCTTTGATGCGAGCTATTGATGAAAAAGGTGATTTAAGAGAAATTCTAAATAGTGTTAGAAATGAATTAGAAAGTGTATCAGAGAAAATAGGTGTTCCTGTCAATAACCTAGGCAGAAAGAAAAAGGAAGAACCTGCTGAAGAAAAGAAGATGCCTCAAATGCCACAAGGACAAGAGCAGCCACCTGAAATGCCTCAACAACCACCAAATGGTTAGCGTTGATTAAAATGATGGAAGCTGGCATTACGCAACCATTCTTTTAGTCCTTTTGCTTTATTTTCAACTTCATCTAAAGCCTTCCAAATAGCGGAATAACCTTCGCTTGTAGTCCCATCTGAAGAAATCATGATTTGCTCAGCCTGTTGCACTTTTTCTTTAAAAGATGCTAATATTTTTTTAACTATATTTGGATATTCTGATTTTTCCTTTGCTACTCTATTTAATTCATCGTTTTTATATCTTTCATTTTCACCTGCATGGAATTTTTTTGCTTCTTCAGCGGAATTAAATACTTTTGTTTCCTGCGGTTGCTCCCATTTGCCACCAACTCTTGCTGCTTCTTCTCTGTCGGCAAAATAACTTGCGTTACCTCTGTCAAACATGTCTCCATATCCATATTGCATTATTTTCCAAACAGGTTGCCCAGGATGATATTTTCCCGTTACATTAACTGGTCTTACTCTAGTCCAATTACTTTTTTGAGCCTCAGCAACTCCTTTGTCATGATAAAGAGTTGTTCCGGTGACATGCCTGCCTTCATAATCGTATGAATCAACAGCCCAAATTTGTGATTCGTTAGCTTCTTTGATTATATGGTAAAATTCGTAAAATCTCTTCATAACTTTATTTATTGTTGTTAGTATTATTCTTTATTAGCTATATATCTTTAACTAGAAAGGACATATATGAATATAAATCAAATCGAAGAACTGAGAAAGTGCGCACTTAGTTTCCCTTATTTCGTTAAAAATTACATCAAAATTCTACATCCAAAGCATGGAATTATTCCTCTAAAATTATATCCATTTCAAGAAAGACTTATAGAATGTTATGAAAATAATAGGTTTGTAATAGGCACTAAATTCAGACAAGGTGGTTTTACTACAACGACAATTCTTTATCTCTTTTGGAAGTGCATGTTTGGATTAGATAAAAGTTGTGTAATGATTTCTAAAACTGATAGGGAAGCTTGCAGTTTAATGAAGATTGTGAATTTTGCTATAAATCAATTGCCTGAATGGATAAAACCTAAACTTAGTAAAGATAATGACCATCAAAAGACATTTATAGAAACTAGTTGTAAATTGTTTTCTTATACGCCTCAAGCAACATGTGGTCAAGCATTAAACCATTTATTCATTGACGAAGCAGCTTTTTATAATGATATGGAAAGTCATTGGAGAGGTATGTTTCCTGTCTTAAGTTGTGGTGGTAATTGCATAGTCCTTTCAACAACAAATAGAGACAATAATTGGTTTTATAAAACATATACAAATGCTCTAGACAAAAAGAATAATTTTTATATATTTAAATCAGATCACACAGAACATCCAGAACATACTCTTGAATGGTGTAAAGAAATGAAGAAAATAATGGGAGAAGAAGGCTATAGGCAAGAAGTATTACAAGAGTTCATTTACTTGAAAGAAGCTGATCCCGATGCTGGTAGAAAGGATAATATTTATAAGAAAATTTATCATCTTGGTTATACTCAAGGCGTTGAAGATCAAGATGAAGGAAAATCGATAATGGAATTGGATTTACTTGGAGAACGTTACAATAGTGGATATTATGACGGATTCATGGCTGCTAAAGATAAGAAATGGTATATTGTAGCCGAAGGTAGCGATTCTGTTAGATGGATGGGCAAACCTAATGAAAGACTCTACTATGATTGGGTTGAGAATAAAAAAGATGCTATTGCTTTTAATACTCAAAAAGAAGCTGGTGAACTACCCCTACCCTAAAGGGTAGGGGCTTCGTACTTCATCCTCAACCGCCCTTGAATGCTCTTAGGTCTTACATTGAGTCCATACGCTAACTCCGTAGTTCCTACGGTTCTTTTTCCTTCGTTAAGGATGTTAACAGCAGCGTTCTTATCACGGTTATGTTTTGCCTTGCACTTCGGACAAATCCACTCTCTAATCTTAAGAGGTAGTGAGTCCATGACAAAACCACATTTTGAACAAGTCTTGCTGGATGGAAACCATCTATCTACTTTGATGACCGTCCTGCCACACCAATTCGCCTTATACTCAATCTGTCTGACTAATTCAGACAAACTAACATCGGCAATGGATTTAGCAAGACAATGATTACGCATCATGCCACTTACATTCAACGTCTCCAGACAAATGACTTGGTTCTCGTCAATTATCTGACGACTTACTTTATGCAAATGGTCGCTGCGTATGTTCGCAATCTTAATATGCACCTTGGCAAGCAACTTCCTGGCTCGTTCACGATTATTGCTACCAAGTTTCTTCCTATGCAGGTTCTTGTTTAATGCTCGTAGTCTTTTTTGCAAACTACGATACGGACGGATGTTCTTATACTCTTTGCCAGCAGAAGTTGTTGCTAAAGCACAGATGCCAAGGTCTATACCAACTTCCTTCTTAACCTTGTGGAGTGGCTTAATTTCTCGTTCAACGAGAATAGCAACAAAATACTGACCGGCACGATTGAGGCTCACAGTTGCATGACGTATTCCTCTAAGGAGGAAGTTGGCTTAGACATAACTCCTTTTGCAGACATAGTTAAGGAGTTGGTAACAACTAAAGCCTTTCTAGAAGGCCGGTTTGAAGGTACGCCCAAAGAAGAACAGATTATGATGAGTAGCAGGGATATGGAACGCTGGATAGCCCTTGGAAAAGTGTCTGGATACTATGCGGCTCTATCACCGTGGGTTAAAAAACATTGCAAGACACTAACAGTAGATTTGAACTTATACACAAAATCTATAACAACAGAAGTTAAAGAGCACTTCAACAAGCAATTCGCACACGAGTTTATGTTGCAATAATTTTAATGCCTTGTTGTTTTATCTTGGCAATTAAGGTTTCAATTTCTTTATTGTTTACTGCTCGGCTACCAGGCAAATAAACAGTGGTGTTAAAACCATGTTTTTTTGAGTCAGTTGCGGTTGCTAGTACGCAATAATCTAATGCTAACCCGCATACAATGACATTTGTAACATTGTGTTCTTTAAGGTAGGTTTCTAGTGTAGTAGGTTTTTGTGATCTTAGTTTGCCACCAAAACCAGAGTAAGAATCTTTATCTGGCTCTGTTGCTTTGTCGAAAATAGGTCCATTTACTTCAAGGTCTGGAACAAATTGTGAGCCGAAAGTGTTTACAACACAGTGCGAAGGCCATTGTCCCCCTTGTCCTTTGAAACTTACGTGATTGGCCGGATGTAAGTCCGCAGTATATACGACAATTCCTCCGCTGTTACGTATATTATTGGCTAAATTGTTTACATACGGAATGATTTCTTTTGCCCCTGGGACTGGTAAAGAGCCATTCACGAAATCATTTTGAACATCCACCACAATTAGTGCGTGTGATGCGTCGTAATTTTCAAAAATAAACCATTCGTTAGTGGAAATTCCAAGTGATTTCTTAGCTAAGGCAATTGCGTCCGATGTTCCCGCATCAACTCCATATTTACGTAGTTTTAGCCATTCTGTAAATGTCTTCATGTACTATCTATCTATGCTGTGAATTTATCGTTTAGGTTATTCATGATAATTCATTAAGCAACATAAATATTATGAGTAATTTGGGCATAAATAGGGTATGACGTTCAGAGAATGGATTGGCATGAATGAAATGCCAATCAGGACTTTTGATTTGCAGGGTGATTGGAATCCTGCTAACCCACGTAAATATGGCTACACTAAGCAAGATGTTGGCATATTAAATAATCCTGCTGGTGTAGAAAAAATACATAAATTATGGTCAAATTCCAAAAATACTTTTGATTTGTATTTTATAAAATCAAAAGATGCTTATAAACATGTGGAAGTAGGTGAAGTTTCTCCTCAATGGGTTAAAGAAAATCTTAAAGTTGATATAGAACCAAAACCAGATGCTATAACAATAATATTCACTAATAATGTTGGTGATCAAAAAGTGCCAATGACTGCCTGGATTATCGCTCATAGATTAGGACATGCGATAAGAAGAACTGATGTTTTTAATGACAATTTCGCTAAAGAAATAACAAGAGATTTTTATGACTTAGCAAACCAAGTTTATGGTATCGAAAAAGGATCGGATATCTATGAAAGAAATACAAAATTGCGGCCTTTAGCTTTAGCTTTAGGAACAATGAGGTCAGCTAGAAAAGAGAACTTACGTAATTTTAATGAATTAGCTTATGAATTAGTAGCTCAATACATAACAACTGGAAAAATAACCTTTGCCCCAATTCCGGCCAGCTTAATTACAAGAAGAAGATTTGCTTGGGGAAATCCAGCACATGATAGAAAATATACAAAACTTAAAGGTGAAGAATTAACTGAATGGGATGAAATTGTAAAAGGTTATGCTGGGAAGTATGAGTATTACTTAGATACCATTTTCGATTCATTAGAAGGTAAAATGTTTGTCATGTAACTCAATTAGTATATGATAGGCATTGATCCTGGGTTAGAAGGCGGTATAGCAATAATATCGGATGCAGTTAAAGTAATCAAAATGCCTACTCTTATAAATAAAAAGGGCAAAAAAGAGTTGGACATTCTTTCTATTATCAAATTTCTAAAAGAATCTAAAATAAAGAAAGCTTATATTGAACAAGTAGGAGCTATGCCAGGTCAAGGTGTTACTTCTATGTTTAATTTCGGAATGGGTTATGGTATCTTGCTAGGAGTTTTGACAGCTTTGAAGATAAAATATGTGAAAGTAATACCCCAAAAATGGAAAGGGATAGTTTTAGAAGGGACCGAGAAGGATAAGGAAGCGGCTATTCAATTCTGTCAAAAAACATACCCAGAAGTGAATTTGATACCAGAAAAATGCAGGACTCCTAGCGATGGAATGGCTGATGCATTATGTATAGCTGCTTATGGACTTCAATTTGAAGGTTCGCCTGATTCAAGAAAATAAATCATACGCCATAGCCTGTCAATCTCGCCACTTTCAATTAATTCAATAGGTGTTCGGCCTTCGAAAGCATTATTGGCCTTATTTAACCAGTCTTCGATTGCTTCATTCTTAATTACTTTGGAAAGAGCTTCTGTTATTCTTTTTCTTTGGATTTCATAACCATCAAATTTACGTGGATTTGGAACATCTACATCTGCTTGTATAAAGTCTATGGTATATGGTTCTATAACCTGACCGGAGACTTCATTCATCATATCGTAATTAGAATACCCAGATGCTCCCCACGCCCACCAATCACCAAGACCATTGATGGCAATAGCGATTTGAATTTTCATTTTAAATGAACCATTTTTTGTTGAATTGCATGCCTTAAATCTTTTAAACTGTAATGTGTCAGACCCCCTAATAAGGGAGCGCTAACTGCTGCTGCGGCTAATTTGTTAGGTAGAAAATCCAAAGTGCTTCCATAATTATATCCTAGATAGCCTCCTGCTCCTGCCGCTGCTAATGTGGATAAAGGCGAAGCTGCTGCAAGTGCTTTATCCGCTGCCCAATAAGCCCCTTTTTTGAGTTTGCTACTCCATGTTTTGGCCTCATCTTGCTTCAGCCATTCTTTAAATCCCATTATTTATTTATAGTGTGAATCCTCCTTCTTGATCAAAAATTACTTTACTGGATGACCTTCCGCCAAGTTCCAAAATTAGTTCTTCTAGTGATATTTCTCCAATCTCAAAAGGTAATAGTCCTAGATTGTCTGTGGGGGGTTTGTTTACAGCTAAAAAGGTCCAGGTATATTTCCTAAGATGTTTTTCGTTTTTGATATCCGTTATTTCAATAAACAAAATAGGCAAAATAGAGAACTTATTTTCGTGAATTAATTTCAAGTTCCATATTCTGCCTTTTTTTATTTTAGAATTATTAGGTTGGCAAAGGTTGTCTAATTGGCCTAATACCTGATATTCACCATTTAACAATTTGTTTTTTATATTTTTGCCAGGTTTTCCTTTTGATATATTCAGAGAAATTTCGATAACGTCTAATTTATATGCGTCTAGCGATAATTCTCCTTTACAAAACTTGAAAACTTCTGACATATTTTCTCTTTATGTATTGGTTTGGCTTTTCTGGATGCATTTCTGTATAATCTGCATTCCATTCGAAAATGTCAGTTCTAGCTGGACGTAAACTTGGTGTTATTGTTTGTCCTGCTCTAGTCTTTCTTACCAAAGTCTTATTTTCAACATAAGCACGAATAGCTGCTACTGTCATTCTATAGGCAGATTTAGTATCATATCTTTGTCTATTACTTAACCATATAAACAAAACATGTGCAGGATCACCTTTACCCCTAAAATCACCATGTTTAAGAGCGTTCAAGAAAGACTCTATTTTTTCTTTGCCGTACCAAAGATATGCTTTGCCAATAGCCCCTATAACTCCAGCACTATAATGAATCATATCATTTTTTCTAAGCCATGCTATTTCATTTCTATAATTGTTTTCGAAATCTTTTATTTCTTGTTCTGTAGGTTTTGTTTTCTTTTTAACACATCCATTCATCAACTGGCTAACAATTGTTTGAATTCTTGTTTGCCGTGCCATCTTCTGTATCCTTTTTGAAAAAATTGTTTTTATTTTCTTCTAAAAATTGAACTAAACGGTTTAAATTATCAGGCATCAACAATTCCATCCATAATTCATAAGGTAACGTAACAGGATATTTCATTGTATATAAATTTACGAGCATGATTTAACTTTTCGATTAAATCACTAGCCTCTTCTAAAGAGATTTCCTTATTTTTAAATCTTTGCAAAATCTCTTGACCTGTCATTATATCTCCAAAATTTAGCTAACCGTTTGGCCAGCTTCAGGAGTTTCTTCAACCTTGGGCAACCAAACATTACCGCTACATGGAGCAGAGTCGGGAACCTTCCATCCCTGTTCCCACTCAAAAATGTCACCCTGTTTCTGGTAAATCTTTTTAGCTTCTTTTCCAGCCGCTGCTGCCGTAATAGCAGAAAGGGTTTTCTTATAATACACTAATGGATTAGCGTAGGTTCTTTTTCCTTCCTTACGGGCTGATTGAGTCCATAGGTAGAGAGCCTTGGCTGGGTCGCCTTCTCCAGTAAATTGTACTGCGCAAAATCTGTCAACGAAAGGAGCTACGACAGCCTCCCCCCACCAAAGAATCGCCTTGGCAAGCACTGCCTGAATATCAGCACGAATGTTCTTCAATCGGCTTGATATCCAATTGATAACGTCATGGTATTTCAAAAAGAACTCAGCAATTTCAGATTCAGAATACTGAGTGTTGCGGTTCAAACCCCACATCATGGCACGGCAAACAGCCGCCTTGTTAGCGGTAATCTTCTCTTCAGGATAGAGAAGACCCAACTTTTCATTAATCTTACGCCGTGCCCCAGAATCAGTAATGTAAAGCGCTTCTGGCGGAACATTCCAAGTCATGTACATCGGCCAACCACGCCCAGCCAGAATAATACCCTTAGCCCTATGTTGACCATCATGCATATTTCCTTGGGTGTTAATGGCAATCGATTCATGGCTTTGAATCCAACGCTCATTCTGAATGTCCCGCATACATGCTTGGGCACACTTTTCCTTGAGTGTACGGTTAACCGGCATATAAGCCAAAAGTTCTAAGGCCATTTCCGGTGTCACAAAGACAAGCTCGGAATATTGATGCGTGAATTTAGGATATTGGAACCAAGGCTTGGTTTTTCCAGGTTCAGTGGCAGCAAGACAGTAGTGTTCCATAGCTTCCAAAGAACGTCGCCATTCTTCTGGATTGAATGCTTTGGGGCACAATGGCCAATTAGCAGGCCATTCCTTCACTTCTCGAAGGTTAGATGTGTCTAAAGAGGCAGCTTTGATGGGAAGATGTCCGCCAGACATCCTTTCTGCCAGAATTTCCGCTACACTCAGCGTGTTAGGAGTTAAAAGCCCTGCATTAGTGGCTCGCCTTACAACTGATTCCATCTGACGCCGCTTACGTTGACGAGAACGCTTACTCATTTTTTTTACCTTCAATGGGTTAATCTTTCGGACAACAGTACATTCTATTGCGATAATTTGCTTTGTAAAGGAAAATTTCAAAATTTTGATTTTCAATCGTAAACCTGAATCTGGTTGGTATCAGATACGTAGGTGTTTTCACCAAAGATCAATTCGAAGTAAATGTCGTAAGTCCCGCAGTCATAATCAGTTGTGTCAAAAAAATAAAAAGCTCTGTTCTTTTCTTTGTAAGTTGTTGGCTCGGCATCTACTATTATATTCAAATCCTCTTCACATGGCACACAATCTCCACATCTTTTTTTGATCGTCACTAAAAGTTGTGATGCGATGGCTAAATTTTCGTAGTAAGTAGCTAAATCAGTAGCAGTTGGGACATTTGGAATTATCTGAATTTCAATGTATTTTTTATTACCTTTTCTTATTCTGTTTGGTTGGAAATAGAAATTAAAATCGTAGACTACCGGGATTGGTGTTGTATACCATAAATCTGGATAAATTTGAAATAATTGTTCTATTTCGGTGGATGCATCTCCGCTTTCAAATGTAACATCCCAAACGTCCAAATATCTGCCAGTTTCAGTATAAACTAATGGGTCTAAATATAAATCTAATTCATATTCTCCCGTATCTGGATTGGTGACAGAGCTTCCAGGTATAGTTTCAATTAACGTTCTGCCATCTGGATTGAATTCTGTTTGTGCATTTGGGTCTAACCAATAAATTAGAATTTGGTTAATTGAATCCAGTTCTGCATAATTATTTGAATTAAAAACAAACATTTGCAGCGTTACTGTATCACCTATAACTGGATTTTGGCCTCTTGTTTTTGTTGCCATATGTTATTTATTGCCTTTTTTGGCATTTTTCTTAGCTGTTTCGTAGGCTTTTTCTTCTTGTTCTTTTTGTTTTAAGAATCTTTTGATCATCCACCTTCTTTCATTAATTGGATAAGTCCTAAATTCATCCCTGGACATTTTCATATGATATTTAAAGAAGAATTGTTCTTCCATGATATTCTCCCAAAAAGCTATGCACGCTCCTTTTTGGGACGTGGGAAGAAAAAATTTATTTCATAAGGCAAATCTATCTCGAAATCGTGGAAACATTCCGAGCAAGTAATTTGTACCTTAGAATCTACCCCGAATGGTGGATCATTTACCAAATTTCGCAAATAATTAACATCTCCAATAGGCAAATGCTTCAGCAATACATGCAACTCTTCTTTGCTAGTGACTTTGCCAATATTATTCAATAAAGTAGCTGTTCGCCATGATAAAGTCTGATCTAAACCTCCTTGGAAATTCTGTTCATGTTGTTTCTTAAACTCCTGTACAGAATCCTCATCAGCACCACTAGGCAATTTGTATGAGAAAGGCAAGCCGCTTTCTGGTAATTTGCCTTCTAATGGTGGTTTGAAATCATCAGGGCACTTTCTTACAAGTAAACTGTCTAAATTAATAGCAAAAGGAAATTTCTTATCACAGCTTGGACATTTTAATTCAACTTCATACATTGTACCATATGAAATACCACGTAGCCAAATTAGCAAATAGGTTCTATCAATGACCAAAAAATTTTCTGGTTTGAATTGTTTTTCTTTTAAACACCTGCCGAAGATCATATTGATAGCTTGGCCATTTCGAACTAATCTTTCTGTGGTTAAAATTTGTTCTTCTTCTCCTGTCATTGCCCTCATATGCAAAATTCCATCTTCTGGCCCAAATCCATTCTTATAAAAAAAACCTCTAGACGGCAACTCTAGTTCATCATAAATTTTGTTATTTAAAGCACTTATTATTTCTTCTAAACTTTCACTCCCAACCCTTCGTGGTTGTTGAGTAGATTGTTGCGACCCTTCTCCTCTAGACTTAGCTAAAACTTCTTTGAATTTGGGCGGAATTCTTCCTGTAATTTGAGGTGCGCTTGGATTTACTTGACGAAAAACTTCATCTGCCATGTTTAATTTTTCCTTTCGATTACTTGGTTAATATAGTAGATGTTCACAATAAATCTCAAAAATATTGAGGAACTTATATTTTTCGATTACTTGGTTAATATAGTAGATGTTCACAATAAATCTCAAAAATATTGAGGAACTTATATTTAACAATAAAGAAGTTAGATTTTTGCTTAATGACTTCTCTTACATATTTGACCAATGGTTTTTAAGCCAAAGAGTTTCATTCCTCAGAACCATGAGACTTCAATCTCTTATCGATTTGATAAATGCATTAAACGAACAACATCTAGAAAAATTAAAAGAATACTTTGGTGACACTATAATAATTGATAGAATAGATTATAATATAACTAAACATGTTACTTTTAATTTGAATTCTGATATTGCAAGCAAATTATCAAATGATATTACTAACTTTACAATAAGTAGAAATAAAGATCATTTATATTTAACCTCATGGAGATAATTTTATGGAATATTTTTTACTTTTTATTTTAGGTGTTATTGGCATTACTCATATTGTAGTTGATAGTAAACTTTTTGCACCTTTAAGAGACTGGTTGGGAAAGCCTGGAGGATGGTTAAGAAGCAAAGTTTATCAAATAGTTACATGTTATCAATGTTGTGGAACTTGGGTCGGCTTAGCATTAGGTTTATTATATTATGAAAATTTATTATACGTAGTGCTATCTGCTGGTCTGGGAAGTGTTTTATCTAATTTAATGGCTCAATTTATGAACTATCTTGAGGCTGGTACTTTAGTGAATTTACCAAAAAATGATTAAACCATACAGATTATATTGTCAGTTTTGTCACTTCAGTAGATGGGAAGAAAAGCCTGTTGCTGAAGACCTTATAGTTCATCCAACTGCACCTGTAATGACAGTTACTCCTAAATTTGATGAAAATAGAAAATTACAACCTGGAAAGACAATAGAACAACAACAAAGATATAAGTGTCCTAATTGTGGTAGGTTAATTAAATTTAAAAAACATGCAAAAAATATCGATACAACAAGTAAAACAAGCCCTCCAAAATCCTGAATTTAGAAGAAGTCTACCAGAAATTCTAAAAGAAGGAATAATTAAATACGAACAAAATCCAGGTTGTCCTTGTAATGTCCCATTTTATCGTGATGTATTGAAATATGGTGTAAGACAGCTTAAAGAACATTTTCCAGGAATGGGTGATGTCGTTAATCCTGACCTTGAATTCCCTAAATTAACTGAAAATAATTGGTCTGTAATCAGTTGTCATATAAATGATCTAGAAAAGAAATTGAAAGAACTTCCGAATGGTCGTAAACAAATTGCTATAACCAGATGGGAAGATCAAGTAACTGTGGTTGTAAATGAACTAGATTTATTTTGAATTTCTTTTATTTCATTTATTATCTTTTCTGGATATTCCTTGTATTTTGTTATATGCATAGGCCATTTATCCTCTTTTAGTCTTCTTCCACCTAAAATCATAGCATTCTGATAAAAGGCAATTGCTTTCATAAACTGATTATTCTTGAAAGAAATATCTCCTAAAAGGCACCAAAACTCAGCCATCAATATGTGATTAGACAAACAAAATATTAAATTGTTAATGTCTTGATTGATGAAAGCCATGTAATATATCAACATAGTAGACTTTATTATGTCTTTTGAATTAAAAAGATAATATTCAGCTAAGTTTAGAAATTCTTTTGTTTTTTTGTGTTTTAAGTTGGTTAAAGCTTGATAATAATAATAATCAACAGACAAGTTTTTTGTTTTTTTCCAAGTTTCTAAACCTGTTTCGACATCATTTTTCTTCTTGTAAATAATCATATCACAAAAAACTGACTCTCCTTCTATTGTTTCGAAGACTGGATTTTTGAATTTATGCTGATTTTTATTCCATATTCTAATGGGTTTGGTAAGTATTTCACCTTGCAATAGCTGAATATGACTGGTTGCTAACTGTAAATTATCTAATCCAGATACAACAACTTCCGAAGAATCCAGATACAATTGCCAATCAGTATTAGACTTGGCAGCAGAATCATTGATTAATTTGCTTCTATCTAAACCATAATTAAACTTTGTGACTCTAACTGGCAATCCATCCAATGATTTCATAGTTTCATCTACAGATTCATTCGGGTTTTGTAGAATCTGAACTGTTAATTCCATACTTTTTCTCCAAAAGACTTATAGCCTCAGATTCATTAGTAAGTTTATAATTTAAATAATATTCCTTTAATTCCCTGTAATTTTTGGGGATTGTTGGACATATAACTATATTAGTTAATATTTCGTAGAGGTTTTTCATAATATAAAGGAATAAGTGAAGGCACATTATTTAGACAATAAACTCTTTGAAGCTAATATTGCTAAGTTTAAGCAATCCAAGCAAGATAAAGTAAAATACGAACTAATATTAGAGGATTTATTATTAGCCCAAAAAAGAAACGCTACACCTGAAAGAGATGAAATAATTAGCGTAAAAAATGAAGAATATAGAATATTATGTATACATTACGAAGATATAGAAGGACAATTAATTAATGCATTCTTCAAATTAGCAGAAAACATCATCAGATATAGGAAATATAACTTTGTTGAAGTAGAAGAAGCAATTCAGGAATTCGTAATCATTTGCATGCAGAAAATAGACCGTTTCGACCCAATAAAGGGAAAAGCATTCAACTACATGACCACCTGTATTTTGAATCATTACAGGCAGTTATATAGAGGAGCTAAAAATTACAATGAATTTAAGCGTAAGTTTGGAGTACATTTACAAGCTAAAGAACCTGCACTAGTCAATCACAAAAACAAAGGTAAATCTAAAATTTCTAACAATAAAGACCGTTTCAATACTTAAAAATCATTTTCTAAGACTTTACGACAAGCAGCCAATGTATCCTCTAGTTTCTTGGTTTTCCAACCTAAAACTCTACAAGTGCCACTTTTATTTAATCTTTCACCCTTTGTAAATGTGCTGCCTTCATGACTTAATAAAGCATCTACTAACTCCCCATAACCATTGTCTATCAATTTTTGTATAAGTTCTTGCTGCTCTAACACTTCAATTAGACTTTTTCCCATATAGTATAATAGTAACTAAATACCTCAATTTTGAAAATTTCTAATAGTTATAAATTCTGGTTCGGGCACAGGTGAATAATCTGCCATCGCAAACCCAGATGTCACGGAACAATTTAAATTAGATGGTAGTGTCCCAAAATCAGGCAAAGATGTTTCGTTAAGACAAATATATGCTCTATCGAACCTCAATGTAACATCACAATAAACAATATTAGAATCTGACATGTCTCCCTCTGCAAATTCTGCCTGTTGTGGCCAAATGTGTTCAAATACCCATCTGTCGATTATATTGCCGCATCCATCAAAATAAACTAAAAATGCTTGTGCGCATTTCAAACTTGGCAAATCTGGGGTTACTGTTCCACCACCCAAAGGAGGACGCCAATAAGCACATTCAGCCGGATTATAAACTCTTTTTATCCAACTAAACACAGGATTTTCTGTTGGCTTTCTAATATCATACAATGTTAAAGAAATTGGCTTAAAATCAGGCTTGGAAGGGAAATAAATAGTTTCATTTAAATGTTCAGCAGTTATTTCTTTAAATGATAATGTCGGTCTGCTTACTTTTGCAGGAGGTAATGAAGAAACACCATTTGCTGAAATACACGGAATTATAAATTTCCATCTATTCTTTTGCTTAATACAAATTCGATTATTTAAATCAACTCCATCACTACTCCACTCAGGATGAGCAAAAAAATTCATCTTTTCCATATAACTCCAAAAAAAAAGAAGAGACATAGTAGCTATGCCTCTTCTCATAGTAAATTTTGGTAAAATAATTATGTGCAATCCCCAACAATATCGACAGTGCAAGGTTCGTAATTAGATGGCAACGGAGATGGGCAACCAGTGCATTCACAGAAGTTTGGTGTAGAATTCGGGCAGAAAGAGCAATATTGAACGTTAGTGTATCTCAAAGTTAATTCTACTGTGCAAACTTCATCAGAACCCATGTCTAAATCGCCAAAATTAACTGATTGTGGCCAAACGTTCTGCAACATCCAGCCCTCAAGTGCATTACCGCAACCATCATATAAATAAAGCTTCGCAACGCCTTGGTAATCGCCAACTCTTGATCCCATTTGCAAATAACATGGATCATAAATATTATAAACAGATGCAATCCATCCAAATAAGTTGTTGGCTAAGGAAGCAGTAGTTACATCATAGTAAGTAACTGCCATTGTTTGGAAAACACCCTTGCCTGGAAGCCACATACGACCATTTAAGAAATCAATTTGGGTTTCATCAAAATCTATCTGTGGACGAGCGCCAACTTTAACGAATGTTTTTGGAATACTATACAATGGTGCCTTGTCCACTACGACTCCGGCAACCACGATATCTTTAATGCAATACCCAATTTCCATTGTCCAACGAAATTTTCTCTTAAATATATTGTCGCTGTTTCCTATAGGGCCAAGACCCATTGGTTGTGGAGAGTTTTGGAGAATACCAGGAGCATCGTCAAAATTTATTTCCATATGTTTCCTTTCTTTTATATATTAAAATTTAACCTAAATTCTCTTCCCATCCATTTAAAAATTAAACTAGCTGAATTTTTACCTATTTCTAATTTAATCCATTCAACTCGAATATCCAACTGTTTCAATATATATCCGTAAACTTCGGATAATTTTTTGCTAATTTCTTCATTATTTAAAGCTAAATTCAATTGCTTTTTCAAATTTATTAATTTTTTTATTTCATTTATTCTGATGCCTGATAGAACATTTTGAGTTCTTAACATGAAGCTTCTGCTATTTTTGGAAAAAATAATCTGATTAACATTAGAGCTAAAAGTTTCTTCTGAGAAAACATCAAGAATACCAGGGATTAACTTGTATGGCAAAGAACTTAATATGTTCGATATCACTACTCCTGATGGCGGCAACCAAATATTAGTTTTGTTATAAATATCAGTCGCCTTTACCCAAGGACCAAACACCGCTCCATAATTGCTAGAACTCAAATTGCAATCTAATTCTGATCCTAACTCAGTATCAATAATAGCCAAACAATCTTGCCTCTTTTCACATTCTGCAATTAAGCATTCAGCAACTTCGTGGGAAAAGAACCCTGGAACACAAATGATATCAAATGATATCTTCTCTTTTTCAAAGATATTCTTTATGCTTTTAAGCAAAATATCATTCTTTGAAGACTTGTCTAAAGAATTTATGTTTTTATTGGAAATTAACTTATAAGTTCCACTCTTGGGTGAAGTATTGTTTTTAGCGTTATCTTTAATTCTTATCCAATTAGAAAATGAATTTATAAAAGATTCAACGTAAAATCTATCATTTGGATTCTTGCTTAATTGCCCCCAAGATTCAACCAGCAATCCTTTGTTATAAACACTTATGTTAAAAGTGTTTTCATCATTAACTATTGTTATTCTTGTAGAATTTCCATCTTCTCCAGCACTGTCTGCATAAACTAAAAAAGACTCATCACTTGAATTTTTGGACCCCAAAAATATTGCATCATTTTTAGGGCTATTTCCTGTAGCTTCTATGGTGTCGAAACCAAGAACTGTAGATAGCTTTGTAGGTCTAATGCGTATAGATGCATCTTTTCCAGCAAAAGTTGTTTTAAATCCCAATTTTCCTTCTGAATTAAAAGCCGTCCATCCTCCTGGCAAAGAAGGAATCTCTACTTTGTTAATATAATCAATTATGTCGTTTACACTATTTTTTCTTCTGTCTAGTTCATCTAAATTTACTATTTGTATTTTACCATCTATATTTTCATAGCCACTTCCACTTACTATGATTTGCAAGAACAAATGCTCACAATTACTAAAAGAAACATAATCTTTTGAACTTACTTTAATAGCTGGCTTCATTTCATAGCCAAAACCAATCGACCCCCAAGGCCCACACATGGAATTTTGAATAGAAACTAATTCCAATTCGTTTTTTAATGGGTTTGTAGTCCTTACAGCTATAAAATCATCATCGTGAACATAAAATTCAATTCCGTCCCTTCTCGTTAATTGATCATTTAACTCATCTGCTAATTGTTTTGCACTAATACCATCCTTATCTGTCATCAAAACAACCAAAGGTTTATTAGCAAGAACACCATTTAATTTCCATTTAAAAAATTGATTTGTATTAAAAATATAAGGGCCACGGACTTTAGAATGAATCTTTATTATATTATCCATGCCAGGAACAGGAATATTAGCTGTTTCTTCCTTAGTATTAACCCTATAAATATAAATATTCTCTTCTGAAGACAATAATTGCTCAGCTGTATAAAACAAATAAGAGTCTGAATGAGGAAAACCCAAAGTTGATTTAAGTTGATCTAAATCTTTAATCAAAATAGGTGTCTCAATCGGTCCCTTTTCAGCAAAACCAATTAAAAGAACATTATTAGTATTAATTGAATTTTTCATTAAACTTCTGGGCAAGGAGACGCTTCGCAATCTGGCAACGCTGCTCTACCTTTAACTCTTAACAATGGTTGAGGAATGTAAGACTGCGCTGTCATTTTGAATTCATATTTAATTACTCTTGGCTTTTCATTACCAGGCTCAACATCGATATTGTTGCCTATGCTATCCAAAGTAACTATTACCTCCCACCAAACCCCCCTTATTCTTAGGTATGCAACTGGTGAAAATTTTAATCGCACAGCTTCTAGAATCTGTTGGGCATCGTAGATATATTTGGTCCAAACATATAAAGTATAATTTATATCTATTGGCACACCAACTGTAGCCCCAAATACCGTGTCTTCCTCAAACTTCTCCCTTATAGTAAAACCAATACCTGGGTCTGTACTATAAGCCCATTGATACATGAACCTTTCCCTTGCAGGTGCATAACCATTAGCCCAAAATGCCATAATAGGAAGTCTAATTCTGTCAACCACCAAAGAATCGTCCTTCCTAACGTTATCCTGCAATATAGCCTCTACAGCACGTTCTTGAGATGCATGCAAAATAGGTACTAAATGGGCTTTGCCATTTTCGTCTTTAACATAAATATTTCTAAACAAATCCCATATGGCTTCGTCAGCACCCCTCAAAGCGTTAGAAGTACGATAAAGCATTTCCCTGCTAGGTGTATCTAAATCATTTATTGATTGACCAGTCATGAAAGGGTCACAATTGCCCTGTTGCCCTATCCCAAGTTTATTTAAACTAGGTTGTGCTTCCCATGCCTGCTCCGGTGTTTCTGCCACTCTCTTTTGATTAGGCCAACAATCATCAGCACAACGTTGTGGAACTGGATCAATATTGTCAGAATTAGTTTGTATGGGAGCAATGCAGTCGTTCAATGACTTTTCATTGTTTACATCTTTCATATTGGTCATAAGGTTTTCCTTTGTACTATTATATTAATGTGGAAATTGAAATTACTTATAGAGGTTGGTATAAGTATTTACCACCACAACCTATTAAATTAAAGATTCCAGGTTGGGCAGGTGAAGATAATGAACATAAAGATGGCGATAAACCTCAACCTTGGTATTGCCCTCCTTTCGTAGATGGTGCTACATATGCACTTGAACTTTTATATCCTTTTGATACAGAATGTCACATAATTAATGAAAATGGATTGGCCAAAGTGCAAGGTGATTGGGAAAAAGAAAGGCCAGGAAGTCACGCATGGCCTCCTTTTGATAATTTTGCACCTGGCTTTTATGGCTTTACTTCATGTTTAGATATAAAAGTCCCACCTGGATATGTTTTAAGATTAGAACCACATCCAAGCTATTTTACAGATCAAACATGGTCAGTGCCGTGTGTTGTTCCAGGACATTTGCAAACTGAATGGTGGCCCAAAATATTTTTTATAGTGTTTAAAATACCTGCTCCTGGACAAACCCATATATTTAAGAAAAACAATCCTTATGCACAAATTCTTATAGTGCCCAAAAAAATTGAATATAAAATCAAAGAAATGACAGAACAGGAAGCAAAAGAAAGAAGCGAATTAGAAGCAAATATAGGCAAATTTGCTGAAAAATCCTGGAAAGATCATAAAGGCAATATGTTTGATGACAAATATAAAGTTCTAAGTCGTGTTTCCAACAAAAAAGAACTAGATAAACATCTTAAGAAAAAAAAGACTATCTTCCTAAGGAGGAGTAAATAATTCACTTCCATTAATTGTATATTTAGGCACAGATTGTGTAGCATTGCCATCATTAGATGTTGTGCTTTCCTGAAATCTCTGACAAATAAGAATTAATGTCAAACCTTCATTCCAAAACTTAAAATCGCCTAATGATCTTTGAATAATTTCCCAATTTTCTCTTTTATGAGGAGTAAACAATCTTGAACCAATTTTTGGAGGATGCCCCAATTTCTTAAGCACTTGTCTATAATTAAGTTCAAATTTAATATCGTCAGGGCTATCCATGCCATACATATTCATATAATTTTGAGACGGAACTGGATCGTAAATTGTATAAAGACATACTGGATCGATTGAATATATCTTGCCCCTATCTTCCCTTAATAACGGGTCAATTGTATTACGTTGAATTAGCAATTCATAATAAAATATAGGCGATCCTCCGAATTGTATTATTTCTGCATCCCATTGGTTAAAAAGTTCTTGCTCTTGTGAAAAAGGATCAAAAGAAGTCATTGAACCGTTAACTTTATACATTGTTCCATCACAGTTTTTTATTGACATATTTGTATTTATTTGTTATATTGCAACAATATGATAAAAACTAGATTTAAATATACAAAACCAGGAGATTATTCGAATGGATTTAAAATATTAGGTTGTGAATTTGAACTTAAAGGCAAGTGGTATGTTGTTTGTGAATGTAAATGTAGAACCATTGGCGTCTTGGACTTAAGCAATATAATGAGAGGCATACAAAAATGTATAGTTTGTAGACGCAAAAAACCCAAATTATTAAAAGGAGATATTTTTGGGTTTCTTACAGTAGAATCTGAGCCTTATTACGACATTTCAAGAAAAGAAAATAAATGGAGAATTAAAGCAAGCTGTAAATGTGGATGGGTGGGAGAAGTCTCAGCAAAATTAATACTAAAAAATAGAATTCATCATAAAGGATGCAAATATTATTGCCAAGGTAAGTATAATGGAGCTTGGAAAGGTATTGGTAAATTAAGTGGAAGTTTATGGAATGCAATTAAACATAATGCAAAAAATAGAAATATTAAATTCAATATTTCTATGCAATATGCTTATGAATTATATGAATCTCAAAATGCAAAATGTACTTTAACAAATTGGGACTTAGTTATAGATAAAAATTGGCCTGACTATAAAGAAATTACCGCAAGTTTAGACAGGATAGATTCTTCTAAAGACTATATCGAAGGTAATATTCAATGGATACACAAATTTGTAAATAGATGTAAGTTTACATTTGATGAACAATATTTTATTGATTTGTGTTTTTTAGTTTCAAATTATAATAAAAATTTGCCATTATTTGAGAGACAAGGAAATATATCTATTTCATTTTGGAATAGAATTAAAAATAATTCAAGTAAAGGTCAGCCTGAAAGACTTAATAGAAAAAATATTAAATTCAACATTAACATTAAATATGCATATGAATTATTGCTTTCTCAACAAAATAGATGTAATTATACTGGAATTCCTTTGTTGTTCACTTCCAAAGGATATAGCAAAAATCATACTGCTAGTTTAGATCGAATCGATTCAAATAAAGGATACATAAAAGGAAATGTCCAATGGGTACACAAAGATATTAATATAATGAAAAACTTTCTATCACATGATAAATTTATAGAAATTTGCGACAGCGTATCTCAGAATAACAAGCCTTCTAAAAATTGCATGGAGTTAATAAAATCATGCTAAAGAATAAAGACGGTACAGATTTTAAATTATCTGGGCCAAATCCATTAATGTCAGAGCAAACTTTTTGGGGTAAATTTATTTTACATAACAAGGTAGGCAATCTCATATTTGAAAAAGACCCTAAAATTAGGCCAAAACCAATCAGTCCGATACGAAAGGAAGAACCTAAAGAAATAAAAGAAGAAATAGTAGAAGTGGTAACAAAAACACAATTTATACCAAATTCTACAGAAATATGGTGTCTTCCTGCTAGTTTCAAGGAATATAAAGATGGACTTACACAAGATATGCACAAAAAAATTAGATATGGCAAAAAATTTAAGTTTCCAGGTGTTATACGGGAAACAAAGGAAGTTTATATAATTTTATGGTGTAATACAAAAGCAGTATCAGAAGGATCAATAATTTATCCAAGAAATCAAGAAACGCAATGGTGGAGAGTACAAGAAACCAAACCGGAAAATAATGGTTATCTTGTCTATGCTACAATTACTGATTACCACCCAGATTTTTCTGATTAATTTTCACTTTAATATTTAACTTGGCTAATTGATCCTGATAGTCATTCACAGCTTTCATATAACCAACTTCATATGCATCAGCTAGTAATTTAGTAAAACCTTCTACATCCTTGTCTGTAACTAAATAATGACTAACTCTGTCAAGTAATTCTTGATGCGTACCATACTTTTGTTCAAGTAACTGATATGCAAATTTCTTAAGGGCAACTCCCTTTTGTACATAATCTAAGATGTTAATATTTTCCCCCATTTTCTTTTTAATAATGGTAATTTTAGCTTGTTTATTTTTCTTGCCAATTTGAAAACTCTTTTGCCTCCTATAAGATATCTGGGATACTTGCCTTTTGTAAATACTTTAGCCTCTTTACCTTTGTGTTGTCCTTCTTCATTAGGTGCAATTATATCGAGTGTTGATTTTATCCAATTTAATACTTCAAAAGTTCCTATGAATCCAACGCTATATTTGTTATTTTTGTTTTTATATTTATGGATATGCCCATCTCCATCAAGATACCCAGCTATATAACACAAAGCATATTTAATTTTTAAATTTACAGGAGGTTTTAGAATTAAGGATTTTCTATCTTCTATGTTGAAATTTTTTTTCAGTCCATTTATAAGACGTTCGACCCCATACAATTCCATTCTCACAGATGGTCCAGAATTTATAGGCTTTCCGTTGATTGCTTTTGATTTTTTTTTAGGCACTTTAATCAATGAACCGTTGTATTTTAAATAAATAGAAAATAATTCTAAATGTTTTTTGTCTTTTTCACTTATTCCTATTACAATTTCTCTTCTTTTAGTTTTAATACAACCATCAGCAGCAATGAAACCTGCCCAATATGAATTTATTTCGTTAATTTTTTCGAAAAAATTAAAATCTATATTATATTTCCTATTTTTGCCTCTTGTTAAAAATCCTCTTTTTTCATGGGAATATTTTTCACATCCAATAACTTTAGCTCGATAAGATATTGCGCAAACAGTTCTATTAGGCAATTTTTTTATTATTTCTTTGCGAGACATTTTGCCAAAATTATTTTTAAGTATTTTATCTTCACTTTTTGCCCATTTTATTTTTTTGATTTTTTTTAATATCACTGCACGCTCCAAAAACTTGAAAATCTTTATCACCTTTGCAACTACTTACTATAGCGCCAGTTCCAGCCATTTCTTTTAATTTTTTTTCTACCCATTCTTTAAATGTCATCATATAGGTTTTCCTTTCAACACTTGTCCAACTACCTTAAGTGCAGCTAATAAGTTATCTGGTATTTCTTGCTGTTGAGCCGCCATACCCTGTATTTGCTTAATCAACTTGTCAAAATAGACCTGCAACAGTTGTTTTGCCATTGGGTCAGCGAACTTATCCTTCATATTCCAAATTTTCATATAGTTATTTGGCAAATCTTGTACAACACTGCTAATATCACTTGCAGCTTGTTTCATTGGTTGTGCAGTTGGTTGAGGAGCGGCAGCAGTTTGGGTAGGTTTTTGATTAGGCTTAATCGGCCTTTCCATCTGTTGCGAAGCTGTTACAACTTGCTGTATCGCATCATTTTCAGATATATTCTGTCCCATTTTCTTGCTAACAGCCATTGTCATAGGTACAGCATATTCTTCTGCACCTTCTTCGCTCCAAAGTTTAAATATGAACTGCAATACTGACTTGGCACTGTTCACACCACTCTTCATTAACTGATCTAATGAAAATGCTTGCTCTGTTTTGCTAAATTCACCCGTATTTTCGTCATAATAAGGCATAGGCACAGATTCGCCATTCAATAAAGAATCAAAGAAGCTCATCATTACTTCATCTTCTTTGCCCTTTACTTCTGCACTAAAATTAGATTTATTGAAGTCTTTAAACTTTCGTGCAATGTCTTCCATTTCAGAGGAAGAAGATTTGCTGTAAAGGTCAGGTCTTAGTTCCTTTAATTTATCTGACAATTGTGACATGGCCATTTCTCTTGCTTTGTCTTCAAGTTTCTCTCCACTAAAACCTTGTGATTCAAGCTCTTTTGTTGCTTTGCTCATTAATTCATTCATTGCAGCAACTTCAGTCTTTAGCTTATCTCTTGTATTATCAACCATTTGAGCAAAATCATCACCTAATCGTGACGCAATCAAATTTCTCTTTGTTTTGAAGTATGCGTCAATTTTGTGGTTAATTTGTGGAACATTCCAAATCATTCTGGTAGGTTGATAAGTAACGTTTCCAGAAGGATCAATAATAGGTTCAGTCTTTGGATTAAGCCATGTTCTACGAGTATCCCAACCAGAATTACCAGAAATACCAGCATCAGTAGAGATAATATCAGACAGACTACCTTTTTCTGCGTCTCCTGAACTCGCACTTACTGTTTTGGCACCACCTTTTTCTCTTTGTCTACGTCCCGGCAAATCACCAAAAGCTGCTTGCGATAAATCCCTTGTTAAATTCATCACATAATTAGCTCTGTCTTGTTTCAAATCAGAGTCTTCACCCTTTACATTGGTTAAACCCGATTCAGGGTCATAAACACCTAAACGTGGATGATTTAAATTTAAACCAAGTAAAGCTGCTGCAACATTAGCCAAATCAGGATGAATTCTTTCCAACATGTCTACTACAGCCTTTGGTAATTCATTGCTTTTTCTAGCCCAACTTATAAAATAACCGATTTGTTTAAAAGACAAATCAAATAATTCTTGCCAGTGCTTATCGATTGCTGTTCTTAATTGATCTTGTTCCATATCGGCAGGAACAATCTTTCTTTTTCCTTTATTCGTTGACCAGCCAATAGGATAAAATCCACCTGCTTTGCTCCAAGGGTCTTTAGAACCAGCAAATTCAGAAGAAGCCACATGATATAAGTCTCTTTGATTTTTCTTTAAATGATCAACCTGTTCGGGAGTTAGAATATCATAATTTGTTAGCAATTTAGATAACTCATTGACCTGAGCCGCCCTTTTTGCTGCTGTACAAGTTTGATATATATGACTCCAATTTCCAGGAGTTAATGGCCCAAGCTGGGGACAAAGTTTTTCATAATTGTCAACGAATTCCTTGTTTCTTGTTGCTAGAATATATTTTTGATCTAATGATAAATCAAAAATTCTCGGCAATATTACGCCTGGCTTCAAATATGGCATTAGTACATTTTTTGTAACCTGCTTTTCCTTGCCATCTTTTGAAACCTCGACATAATTTATTTTTCTTTCAAAAGCAGGAAGATTAATGGGTACACGCTTACCACCAATTGCTGAAGGGCCGTGATTAAAGCTTTTATTGTCGTCCTCTCCCACTCTTAGTTTCAATCTTTTATCAACAGCATCTGGATTTACTTGCTTTGTTGCTACAGTTTGACCAGTTATAGGGTCTTTTACTTGATTAGGAACTTCCCCTAATAATCCTAAACCTTGTGCTTTTAACCAATTGGCAAGTAGTTTTGAAGCAACAACTGGCCTTAAGACTGCCATCCCTTGGAAAGAATTATACCTATCTTTTTTCATCTTGTCTCTTGCTTTTTCTATATTTTGCGGAGTCCTTTCTTTCCCTTTTGGAACTACAATATCTTCATCAGGAATAGAATCAATATACTCATCTGAAACTTCTATTGGATGAGAAAGATCGTAATCGTGTAAACCTCCAGAATATTTGCTTCTATGCTTCTCACTTTCTGGATTAGTTTCGAATGGGTCTATGTCTTCAATACCTGGACCTTCTGGATTGTCCTTGTAATATCCCATTGGGTTATGACTTTTTCTATATTTTATAGGCTTTTCTAACATCTGCATTAACTGTTTAAAACCAGTATAAACATTGTAGAATTTATATTTCTTGCCGCCCATTCCTCTTAAAGTAATTTCTGGAATTTCATCAGGGATAGAATCATAACTACCTTTTTTTCCATTAGGGTCTTCTTCTCTAAGTTTTGATACTTGAATTAAACCTTCATTATATCTCCATTGTAAAGCTTGGGACCACAAAGACACTGGAAATTGTGACAAAAACTTCATATCATCCTCAGTCCAAAGCAAAGGAGCTTTAGATTGATTGCCAGCATAAGCCATTGGAGAACCTTCTTTGTTCTCTGTAAGCTTTTCTCTAGCCTCTTGCAGCTTTGTAAATCTCCAAACATCCCATTCTTTTGAGATATAATCAGAAAAAGATTTTGTACGCATTTTGAATTTTCCTAAACATATATATTTATAATGTCAACAAATTGCGACAACAATAACATCTTTATTGACTTGCCAAGAAGTTCCACTGGCTGTTCAAATGGAGATTGCCTAAGCCTCACCGATCCAGTAGGTTGTGGCAAGATAGGGGCAAGAAAATACCGTGAAAAGGTACGAGAACAAATAAAAGACTATGTTCTCCTTATGTTAGGTGCGCCAGTAGTCAAAATTGAGCTAGATAACCAAAACTTAGATGGTGCTGTCGATCTAGCTCTCCAAGTCTTCGAAGAATGGGCACCTAGAGAATATTTTACCTATTATGTTTTTAATACAACAGCCGGAAAAAGCGTCTACACAATGCCAGCTGATGTAGGATTTATTAGAAATGTCTTTTATAAGAAACAACCGAGTCTAAGCTTTAATGCTAATGATTTAGGCGGGGCGTTACCTATAGAATATTATTATCCGGGTGGAAGTTATGCTTCTATGCAAGGAGGTTTACTTGATCCAAACCAACCTATTTATGGTAGAATGGGCGAATGGGTTTTGTACAAGCAATACGACCAAATGTATAATAGATTAAGTTCACAAATTGGCGGCTGGGAATGGGTTGATGGCTATTGCAATATTAAATTATACCCGATTCCATGCCGTTGCTGGCCTGTAATAGTAAATTATTTACAGAAGAAGCCTGACTTTAAACAAGTAAGTTCTGCGATGCAAGAAGGCGCTTTGGCTTTCGCTAAAATTATGTTAGGTAGAATACGAAGTAAATATAAGCAACTGCCTGGACCTCAAGGCGGCATTCAATTAGATGGAGAAAATTTACTCCAAGAAGGAATGCAAGACAAAAAGGATTGGGAAGAAAGATTAATTAATCGCTGGGGGGATTTGCCTTACATTTCTCTCGATTGACAACATATGTTTTTTGCATTACAATAATAAGTTATGATTATTGAAGAAAAGTTAGACAAATCTTACAAAAAAGTTAGGTTTGTTGATATTGTTTGGTTTAAATGTGATTATTGTGGAGCGGAATTTCAAAGGCAAAAGCATAGTAGAGAAAAATGCAATAAGCATATTCAAAAAGATAGTTGTGGAGCTAAAGAATGTAAACTAAAGAAAAAAGAAGAAGTGTCGTTGCTTCTTCATGGCGAAACAAACATATTTAAAACAAATAAGTTTAAAGATGATATGAAGGAGAAATGTTTAAAAGAAAACGGAGTGGAATATTATTCTCAAACAAAAAATAATAAAGAAAAAAGAAAAAAAACTTCTCGTAAGAATTGGGGAGTAGACCATCCTATGCAGTCTTCTGAAGTAAGAACTATACAACAAGAAAGTTGCGAAAAAGTGTGGGGAGTAAAAAATATTTCTCAACATCCTGATTTTAAAGAAATGCAAAAAAATGGATATCAAGAGGCTTCTGGATTTGATCATCCGATGTTAAATCCTGTTAGTTTGAAAAAAAGGGAAGATACTTGTGAAAGCACATTTGGGAAAAGAAATTATACTCAAACCGAAGAATATTGGACTAACAGGACAAAAAAATGTCTTGACGAAAAAGGCGTTTTGCATGAATCACAATTGCCAGAAAACAGAGCCAAGGCAAAAGAGACAATGAAATCCAGGTATGACAAGGATTATTATTCTCAAACAGATGAATCAAAATTGAATTATAGAAATGTTTGTATGGAAAGGTTAGGCGTTCCTAATCCATTATGTTTAACAAAAAATCAAAAATATGGAAAAGCAGAAAAAGAATTGAAAGATTGGTTGAATTCTATGGGCTTTTCTTTTGAAAATGATTATTTGTTGTTGGAAGGAAAAGAAATTGATTTATATGATCCAAAAATAAACGTAGCAATAGAGTATTGTGGGCTTTTTTGGCACAATGAAGATTCTCCTCAACCTAGAGATGTAAAATATCATTACGATAAATATATTAAATGTTTAGAGAAAGGCATTAGATTAATTACTATATTTGAAGATGAATGGAAATTTAGAAATAAACAAGTCAAAGGATTTTTGCAATCTGTTTTAAACAAAAACACAGAAACAATATATGCTAGAAAATGCAAAGTTCAACAAGTAAACAGAAAAATATTTAATGAATTTTGTAATCAAAATCATATTCAATATGGTAATAACTTAGGGTCCGTGTTTTTTGTTTTGGAGTATAAAAAAGAAATTGTTGCTGCCATGTCATTAGGAAGACATCATAGAGGATACCTAGACATAATAACCTTAGACAGATTTTGCGTGAAATCAGGAATAAATGTGGTTGGAGGGGCGGCAAGGTTGTTTGAACGTTGTAAAGAATGGGCTAATAATAATAATAAAGAAGAGATTAGAACTTGGAGTGATAATAGATGGAGTCAAGGTAATGTATATAAAAAACTAGGATTTGAGCTACTAATAGAAGAAAAAGCAGATTATTCTTATGTGTCTACAAAGAAACCTAAATTAAGATATAGTAAACAATCTCAACAAAAGAAGAAAACCAATTGCCCTCCAGAATTAACAGAAGTGCAATGGGCTAATGCAAGAGGTTTTAGCCGCATTTGGGATTGTGGCAAGAAAACGTGGATATACAAAATAAAAGAGGAATGAGTTGCCCCATTCCTCTTCAACAACAGCCTATTATACCCTACCACACCACACCCTAATAGGTCAGGTTAGGCAAAAGTATTATTTCAAAACTTATTTCTTTTGTCAAGCTCACTTCTCCAAAAACCCTTCCATTGCCTCATAAACTTCATCTTTATCTGGGCCAATTGTTAAGAAATGGTTCCCAGAAAATGTCATTAGAATAGATTTTGGAATGTGATTGGCTAGTTGTGCTTGTTCAAACTTAACAAAGCTGTCATTTAGGTCATGAAGTATTAGAGTTGGGCAATTGATGGAGCTAAAATTAAAGACTGGCATATTTTTGAAATTATATGCATCATTGTTAAAGCCATCTATGCGTTTTCTTTTTGGCATGAGTAATTGGAGATAAGCTTTATATTGTGGGGCAAAGAATCCGCCTAATCTTAGAATCCAATTTTGCCAAAATATTCTAGAAAGCAAACCAATTTTATCAGGCTTAACTAACGCAGAGCAAAGAATTAGTTTGTCTACTTTTTCTGGAAATAGTTTGACAAATTCTAAGGCATATGGTCCACCACCTGAATGAGCTAATAATGATGTTTTGTTGATGTTTAGCTTATTTAGAAGATCGAAAAACATCCAAGCTTGATCTGTGATGCTGCTTGGACCATTGAGGGGAGTTCCTAGATATCCAGGTCTAGAAGGGCTAATAATTCTGAACTTGTCTAGAAGACCTTCAAAGAGTAAAATGTGATCTGATCCTGAAGGTGTTCCGCTAAATAATACAACCGGGTTCCCATTTCCTTTGTCGATATATTCCATTCTTTACTATAGTAGAGCATATGAAAAAAAACAGTAGTTGTCTTATCTGGTGCTGGGTTATCTAAAGAGAGCGGGATTCCAACTTTTAGTGATTCTACTGATGGTTTGTGGCATAATTATAAGGTGGAGGAAGTTGCGGACCATAATGCTTGGAAATGGAACAAAGAAGTGATGTTACAATTTTATGCAGATAGATGGAACAATGTGCAGGCAGCAGAACCTAATGCGGCACATAAGGCTATAGCTAAGTTACAAGAAAAGTATAATGTAATCAATATAACTCAAAATGTAGATGATTTGTTGGAAAGGGCTGGGTGTATGAATGTGTGGCATCTGCATGGAAGCTTGAGTTTTAGGAAGTGTGAGTGGCATAGTTCTATAGCTAAAAACGATAAATTTAGTTGTAACTATAAGATTGTTCATAATAAACCTGCCACGATAAATGATTTTTGTCCTTTGTGTGGTGGACATTTAAGGCCAGATGTTGTTTGGTTTGGTGAGGCAGTAGATTTACAAGATAAATATTTGGAACAGTTAAAGAGAGAAGCTGATATATTTATAGGGGTTGGAACGAGTGCCCAGGTTTATCCGGCAGCTGGTTTGATATTTGAATTTAAGGATACTGAAAAGAAATATTGGGTTGATCCAGAGCCTCCTTTACGATTGCATAGTTTTACTAAATTTGCAGGTAAAGCAGGAGAACAGATGCCTAAATTGGTTGAGGAGTTGTTAAATAAAGATAATGACTAATATATATTTTAGTCAACATATTAATTAAATCAATTAAAGGTAATTATGTCTAGTAATATGGGATTAGGACCGCTTGGTGGGCCAAATATAATTTTCAAGCGAAAATTTAGATGGAGATTTAGTTTAAGTTTCACATGTGGTTCGAATACTGAATATTTTTGGGCTTCAAATGTATTTAGTGGTAGTCGCCCAAAAATAAATATAGATGAAGTAGATGTTCATTATAATGGTCAAAAATATAAAATACCTGCACAAGAAGTTACTTATGAGCCTATAGAATTTAGTTTTTATGATGTAGTTGGTTTAGACTTGAATTCATTATATAGATGGATTCAAATTTATATGAGAACAAAAGACCCTTTTAGTGTGAATGTGCCACCTTGTCAGAGTGCATTTGGCAGAATTATATTAGAGATGTTAGATGGGTGTGGTAATGTTGTTGAAACTTGTGTTTTATGGGATGCGTGGCCTTCCAGTGTAGATTTTGGCGAACTTGATATGTCGCAGCCTGATGCATGTATGATAAAAATGACTGTGACATATAATGCAGCATCAATTAATTCAAACCTATGTGATAATGATGATTGTGGAGTTTGTCAAGATGCTTTTGTTGATGATTTTGGTAATTTTATATCAATTGCTACTGATCATTGTCCTTTATATGTAGGAGACACAGTTGTAATTAGTGCGAATATTGTTTTCGCAAATCCACAATATAGTGGTCTTATTGAATTGAGTGCAACGTCTCGAACTGATAGTGATCAAGTTATATGTATATCATCTGATGATCGTCTAGTTGAAAGGTATCCTGATTTAGTCGAAGAGATATATATTAATATAAGTTTGCCATTGACGGCTAGTGCTGTAGGTGAACCAGTTATTTTACGGTGTATTTGTAACGGAGAAATTCTTGAATGTGAAATTTTACCGCTTCCACCTGAAATTGGATTGTGTTGTGCGCCATATGTGCCTTCAGACATATTGCCTGTGTGTTCATTGCCTGCTCAATGTTCTTAGGAGTTTTTATTGGAAAATATTGAAAGTTTAGGATTTTCTATTGTTTTTGACTTTATTACTGTTGAAGAAGAACAAGAATTAATGAAAAATATAAAGTCTGGGACTATAAAAAAACTAAAAACAGAAATAATATAATGAGGTATGGTTCGGATTTGCCTTATAAAAGCAATATGGTGTCTTCTATTATTCCTGAGTATTTTAATTTCATTTTAGATAGATTGGTTGAAAAAAACTTAGTTAAAACCAGACCTGCTTCTGTAACTATAAATGAATATTTTGAAGGGCAAAAAATATCAGCACATATTGATAGCAAAGAAAGCGGTCAAATAATTACAGTTTTAAGTCTTTTAAGTGAAACAAAAATGATTTTCTCTAAAAGAAAAGAAAAGTTAAATTATACAGTGCCATTGCCAGCTAAAAGTTTAATGCAAATTAGTGGAGAAATTAGAGATAGCTGGGAACATTCAACAGAACCAGCAATAGATTTACGATATTCTATTGTTTTTAGATGTGCTGACTAGGAGAATTAAATGGATTGGTATTGGTGTGAGACATGTAATTGTGCTTGCATAGTGTGCGAAAGATGTAAAAACACTAGTTGCAATGGTGGTGGTTGTGATTTTTGTCATGATACATTTGAGGAAGCTTCCAAGTTAAGCGGTAGTATGTCTAAGGAAGGATTGCCTGTGCTTAAATCTATTTTTACCAATTTTCCTTGCCGCTTTGATAACCTTTAGCAAAGCCAACCCATTTGCTGAATAATATCAACTTTTAGGCCCCGGCTTTAATTTTACAGGTTTTAATTTCTCCATGTGTCTGTCAGGTTTACCCTTCAAATCATACATCATATTATAAACCTGTTTTGTAATCTCAGCGGCATTCTCTCCACTACATTTCTCACTACTCTGTATGGAAACAGTTCGCCTATCTTTATTGTAGAAACCTTTTGACGCAACAAAACATTTTTCTTTGTCATTCCAAGAGACAAGCACAGTCCATTCTCCATCATCCCAATTGCGGCTAGAAATCAATATTCTAATAGGTTTTTCAGCATAAACATGCTTAACATGAAAGTCATATTGCTTAATGCCAGCAGAAACATAGCCAAGTATTATTTTCGCTCCTGCTGATAAAATTTCATCTTGCGTAGTTCTATAATTAACTTCAATACTATATCTAGTGCTATCTGCGGTTTCACAAATTGTTGGTTTAAAATTAATGAAAAAAAGCCATTCGCCTATTTCTTCATTCTCAAGAAATGATCTAAAACTCATAAAACTATTTTTTTTGCTAACCAATTTTTGAATTCCTCTTTATTATATGTATCATTTTTAAGTTGGTTTTCTTTTTTAGAAATAGGCCTTAAATTATCAAGACAATTAATGATTTTTATGTCTTTAATGCCAAAATCACAAAAAGCCTTTATTGGAAATATATGATCTATGTGCCATACATCCTGACTAATTAATCCCCAATTAGCAAAAGAAGTTATATGTTCCATTAATTGTTTGCTACTGTAGCCTAATGATTTATTGGTAGTAGCATATTTTTTTTGATTAGTTATTTTTAAAGTTCTTTGTAAGATACGACGGCATCTCTGTCTAAAGTTATAATTTAGTTTAAGCTTTTCTCTGTCTTCCATCCACATATGATTATTTTTACCTGTTCTAGCTTTAGCTCCACATTTCATACATAACTGATTTTGGTACAGAAAAGCAGTTAAACAGATTTTAGCTACATTGTTGCAGACACATCTATACAAAAGAGGCGATCTGTTATTGTCATAAGACTCAGCCAATAAAACGCATCCTCTTTCACTAAAAAAGACTTTAACTTCTTCTAAAGAATATTTCTTTTTTCTGCCGGTAGGATCACAAAATCCACATCGCCTCCCACCTAAAAATTTATTCCAACTAATTTTAGATTCTCTACCACATTTGCAGATATATTTCATTTTATACGTAGCAGTTCTATAGTCTTCTAAGAGAGTGCAACCACAATCTTGGAAATACCTATATATTTCTTCTTTTGTTCTTGATTGTATTGACATATCCAAATACTATTTTATATAGTATTCAAATATAATATTTTTATTTAAAACTACATACCATTATGAAGTTTAATCATTGGATATTCAAATTGCCAATTCTTAAAAATTTTGACGCTATCTCTCTACCCTGGAATACTTACTTTAAATACCCTAAAAACGAAGTTGATCCAGAAACTATAAAACACGAAGAAATTCATATAGCCCAAAGAAATAATATTGGCAACACAAGATTCTATATACAGTACATCTGCGAATTTATGCGAAACTTCATTAAATACTGGAATTTTGATGAAGCTTATAGAAATATTAGTTTTGAGAAAGAGGCTTATAAACATGAAGACATTTAACGAATGGCTGCAAGAAGAAGGTCTGCAAGATTTCATAGGTAAACAATATATTGGTGCTGCGGGCGGGGTATTAAATGCAGGCAAACAAGCCTTACAGCTTCCTTTTAAAGTAGCAGGCTCTGTATGGAAAAATCGTAATGAACCTGTTGGAAAAGGATTGGGGAATGTTGGTATGGATGCACTGAAAGCCGCTGGAGATATTCCCATGGAGAACCAAACAGCAGCAGATATAAATGCAGCATTTCAAGGCATGACTGGTGCTTTTCATGATATGAAGGGTCGTAAAATAACCGAATATGCTCAAAGAATTATAAATGGTGAAAAACCTGAAATCGTTTTACAAGGTTTTAATCAAAACGGAGCTATGTGGACATCAGTAATGCAAAAGGTTCAACAATTACAGGGACAAAATACATTTAGCGTTAGCACATTAGAAAATAAATTGGGAATTAAAAATGGTTCTTTATCAATAACACCTAGTAAGGATAAGAGGTATATTTTTGTTCGTAATCGCTTTAATGGGCAGTCAATTTCAGTAAATCCAAATCCACAAGAAATAGAAGCAGCAGCTAAGAAATTATTTGGTTTAGTGTAAAATGATTATTCCTGAAAAAATCAATATTGCATTTAGAGCCGGGTTAGGCGACATATCTATTTGTTATTCTGCTCCTTTTTCTAAACCTCTTTCTAGAACTGCTTGTAATTGGTTAAAATACACTTGGCAAAATGAATGTCCTTATGTAATTTCTTTGAAAGAAAAATATCCTTTTGTTAAAGTTCGTGCCGTTATTTGTACAACTTGCAATCATACTCATGAATTGTTTAAGTACAATCCTTATTTTGATGAAATTTCTAACTATAGTTGGACTGAATATAGTGAAAGTTTTTTAGAAAGACGATCTTTAGGATTGCCTTATTTGAATGAATTACCTGAATTAAAAGCTACTTTAGAGCAAAAGAGAATGCAATTTTTCTTATCTCCTGAAGAGAAATTGGTAGAAATTTCACAACCGTATGTAGGATTGCACTTATTTGCTGGAGATGATGAACGTAGATGGTTTGACAAGATTGGATATGATGGTTTTTATAGACTAGTTGATTTAATTGTTGATGCTGGTTTTAACGTGGTTTTATTAGGAGGAAATTCAAAAAGACATGAGGTTGGACATTATAAGGAAATACAGGAAGTTTTTTCATATGATAGGTTAAATGTTTATAATTTGCTGGATAAATATTCAGTAAGATTGCATTGTGATGTTGTTTCTCATGCTAGGGCTATGATTGGAACAATATCATGTTACTGTTCTTTGGCTACAAAATTTAATGTTCCTGTGTTTTTGGTAGCACCTGCTTGGCAGAGATGTTTATATGAAGGCGAAGATGGCGGTGAAGAGAATATATTTGCAGAAATGAAAAAACAGGGAACTTGGATTAATTACCAAGATGGAGATGGCAATTTTGCAGCTGAGCTTGAGAATTTAGAGACATTCTTAAAAGGATTAAAATGAGGAAATATTTGCCTACCTTGTCTGAACTGATAGATAGACTTAGTATTATTCAACTTAAAGAATGTAAAATACCAGAACATAAACAGCAGTATGCTCAAGAAATTCAGGATGTATTGCATGATATACAACAAATAATTGATGAGAGTAATGTTATGTTAGATGCTAATACAATAAGAGCTATAATAGTTGTTGCTCAAATGAATTCCCATATTTGGTATAATGAAGCAAATTACAGGAAGGGCATTAAGGATGGTAATAATTTAGAATTAAGTCATGGTTTAAATGGGCTTAGATGTACAGCAAAGAACAAAATTCAAGAAATTGTTGGTGGCCGAAAAGATTACAAAATTGATTGTCTTGCTGAAGATTTTAAAGGTTGGGATATTAGCTGGTAATATGAATACTTTTTATGATCATATCTATAAAGAAGCGGATAAAATTATGTTATCCTAGACCAATGGGTTTTTGCTGTTCCTAGGAGTGGTTATGTAGGAACACATCCAACAGCGGCATTTTTTGGTTCCACATCCTAAATTTAATTGCATAAAATTTCCTTTATAGATTCCTCTGAAGATGGCATTTGCATAATTAAATTAGCTTTTTTTACAGAAATATTTTGATTTACCACAGGCAATTGAGGGTAAGCTATATTTGGGAATAAATCAATTAATTTTACATGGGGAAAACCAGTTATATTAAAAATTTCATTCTTAATATCTTTTTCTATAAGTAAATTTATAAATTTCATTATAAATTTTGCATGTATAAATTGCATCTTACTTTCACCAGATACCCATAGTTTTTTGTTATTTAATATATCAAAAATTGGTCCTTTTTTCATTCTTGGACCTATGGGGCCATTTAACCTTAGGATGTTCCAATTTTTACACCTGTTTTTTACTATGCATTCTGCGATGTATTTGCTTAGACCGTATTTGCTTATTTTAGATACATCTATATTTTCCAAGAATTAGAGAGAAACAAATAGATTGGTTATTGAAACATCAAAAAGAAAAAGGACTTGCTAATTGAGAATAATTAACTGATCCGATTATATTAGCGTGAGAACTTGTGTCTCCTAAATTTTCATTTAAATCACCATTTTTCGGTTAAAATAACGATATTCATATTGAATATATATGTAAATGAATTTCTCAATTGTATTGGCAAGTAGAGAAAGAACAGAATTATTGTACAATTTAATTAAAAGTGTGCAAGAGACTACTGACGATCTAAATAATGTTGAGCTATTAGTAGCAATCGATGATGATGATGTTGTATCCCAAAATTTTAAAGAAAAAATTAAGGAGTATTCATTCGTTAGAATTTATAGTAGACCTAGAACGACTATGTTAAATAGGGATTACTTAAATTGGCTTCATGTACACTTTGCTACAGGAAAGTATTCTATCATATGTAATGATGACACTTTATTTAAAACCCCAAAATGGGACCAAATTGCTTTTGAAAAATTAGAAAAGTATCTTTCAGATAAACCAGATGGTATAGTTTATGGATTTATAAGTGATACTTTATTAATAAGAGCAGGTGGGCTAAATTACAGTTGTTTTCCTTTAATATCTAGAAAAGGGGCAGATGCATTAGGATTCGCAATACCTCCACAATTTGCAGCATGGTCAGCAGATATAGAATTATTTAAAATTTATAGTGCGATAGATCGAGTGTGTGATTTGTCTGAAATAATGATTCAGCATGTTTCTTATCATAGCGGATTGAGAAAAAAAGATAAAATAAATTTATATGTAGCTGCTATTAGCAATTATCCAACTATAAATATTCAACATTATACTGAATTGCTAAACAAGGAAATTAGGAAATCTGATTCATTTCAAGAAATATCCTTTCTTTAATCGTTTAATATTTTTCTTTTAAGATTTATTTTTGTAGAATTTTCCACATCATTTCTTGCTGCGATACCAAATTTTTTTTCTAACATATTTAGATAAGTTATATTGGTGAAATATTTAATCCAAGCTTGATCCCTAAACTTTAATATCTCTGCGGCTGATAGATACTTGCTTGGGAGATTCTGCGTCCAATAAGAATGTTGGCTATATCCTTCATATTTATCTGGTAACTTCCATCCATTTGTTTTAGCTTGATAGTACAAAGGACTTCCAGGGTAAGCTTGTGTGGCATAAAAATTAGCATTTTCTGTATTTAAATCCATTGCAAAATCTAGTGTTTCTTGCATAGTTTGCAAATTATCTTCTGGCAAGCCAAAAATATAATTTGCACAAACATTTATACCTGCATTTCGAATTTCATTTACAACGTCCTTTATTTTAACTTCTTTATAACCGCCTTTAATTACATCTTTTCTTACTGTTTGATTAGGACTTTCAATTCCAAGAGCAATCCAGTTAACTCCAGCTTTCTTTAATGCTTCTAGATATTTTAGCTTAGTGCAATCGACTCTTCCATAACACCATATGTTAAAATTGTATTTTCTTTCACTGATTAATTCACACAACTTCATAAAATGTTGTTCCCTAAGAATAAACATTTCATCAGCAATTTTAAGGTTCCTGATACCCATATTTGCAAGTTTATCTAATTTATTAATTGTAAACTCTGGTTCCCAATATCGGAAATTGGCGCTTTTATTGCTTGTAGCGTCAGGGCTATTATCTTCACGATTAATTATGTTTATCATGCAAAATAAGCATTTAAATGGACAGCCAAGACTAGTATAAATCGATGCAAAAGGACTTTTTATAGAATTATTAGGCCAAGAATGCCATCCTGCTGTGCGGTATTTTGTTGGAGAAGGTAATAAGTCCCATGCTATGCCTGGTAGTTCTTCTTGCAATTTGTCTTGTGGAATTATTGGATCAATTTGGTTTAAATGATATGTTGTTTTGCCATCATTATATTTAAATCCTAGTCCTTTTATTTTTTCCAGCAAAGAAGTGTCATTAAAGTTATCACACATTAACAAATTACTTATCGTTTTGATTCCTTCATTTTGGCATATCAAGTCAACACAATCTTCTTGTAAAACTTCATATGGTAATGCAGAAACATGACCGCCAACAAATAGTATTTTTATATGGCTAATTTTTTTAAGTTCTTGGGCTAGTGCAATTGCACCTTTCATATTTTGACTTGACGCCGAAGGTTGCTGCCCATAAACCACAAAACAAGCAATTCTTGGATTAGCTTCTACAATCAAGTTAGTAGCTTCTTTATAGTTTAATCTTTCTGCTTCACAATCGAGAATTTGCACTCCATAGCCTTTCATGCGACAATGCTGAGCTAGCATGCCTGCCCAAATTGGTGTTTCAATTCCAGAATGTTCTTTGCTAAGACCTTGATATATTTCTTCCGAAGCATTTGAATGAATAAATAAGATGTCTAATTGCATTATAACCTCTCGAAAAATTTCTTAATAGAATCTGTCAAATAAATTAAATCATCATCTGACAAATAATAGTGACAACCAACATGAATGCCATAATCACCAATATAAGTGGCTACTGGATACTTTTCTTTTTCATTAATATAGCCAAAAGTGCCATGATCAGGGATACTGCCAAAATTTCTTTTCCAGTGAATTGAACTTTCATACAAATGAGTTTTTAAGTCCCCAAGTTTATCTTTATATTTAGGTTTTAAAGTTATACTAAATCCATGCGGGCAATTTGTATCTCCTTCATCTTCTTCAGTAAACCAGGCAATATCTTCAAAGTCAACTAATGCTTTTCTTATAAAATAATAGTTCTTTTTGCGTTTGTTGAAAATATCCCAAAATTTATCAACTGTACCTAAAAGTAATGCGGAATGAATATCAGATTGTTTAAGATTTAGCCCATAACGAGGATGATCAAAATAAAGTCCACTTCTTCTGCCATGTGATCTTATGGATTTGATTAAGCTATCTATCTCTTCACAATTCGTTAAACAAGTTCCACCTTCAGCACCTACTAAAAGATGCCCGACGTAATGAGATGAAGTTTCAATGTCAGAATATTCTAAACAATGTCTTCCTTTATATTTGTTGCCAGTACCTTCGCAATTATCAATTATTACCGCTAAATTATATTTTTTGGCTATTTCTGCAATTTTATCCATTTTAGGAGGTTTACCTATTAAACTTACTGCTTTGATAGCTCTTGTTTTTTCTGTAATGGCTTCTTCAATCAAATCAGTGTTGATATTCATATCGTAACCAACATCAACAAATTTAGGCGTCAAAGAAGCTGCTCTAATTGCATTTGCTGTGGCTATGAAAGATAAAGCCGGGCAAATGACTTCATCATGCATTTTGGCATTTTTAATATCATAAAGCGAGATGCAAGCCGCAATTCCAGCGCTTGTTCCTGAATTAACTGCCGAACAGTATTTGTAATTAAAAAGTTTTGCAAATTTTTCTTCAAATTCTTTTGTTTTATTCCCTATCGATACCCAATTTTTCTCCAGGCAATCCATTACTTCTTTTTTGCATAATTCATTAGCTCTAAATTCTCCAAATTCAATTTTATGCATAATATAAATCCCCAAATTCAGTAATTAAAGTGGTCCCATTTCTTTCATAAGCATCCTGATAAGCTGGAAATATTTGATCCGCTGCCGTTAATTCCACAATTTTTATATTTTTAAGTAATTTTTTGAATGCTTCTGTAAAGTTTCCTGCATGTTGAACTCCTGGATATATTGGTTTTGTTGTACCCACCGCAGTTCTTATAATTAATTTGGGCATATAATCGCTTTTTGTAAGTTCTGGAAAATTATCTAATAAATTTACCATTTCAGACATTGCAAGTAATAAAAAATTGTGTCTTGGAAATACCGAAACGCACATATGTCCGGCAATAGCCCATCCAATAGAGATTCCAAATTGAAATTGTTCAGCAACTGGAAACTCAACTTTTTTTTCTTCTGAAATGTTCTTGAAAGTTGAAGACATAAATGTGCCTCCATCTTTCACCCCCTGGCCTATGAAATGAGTGTTTTTATCTGCAAGCCATTCCATAGATTTACACAATTCATCGAAGTAATTAGAAAGCAACTTTAGCTCCTGTTCCACTGTGAGGATATTTATTGATGTAATTATAATAAATTAACTTAGGATGATCCCAATCTAACTGAAGTTTTTCACACCCCCAAGTTTTTTTAGTATCAGTTAAAACACTAACCCCATTATCCTCACAAATCCAATAAATAGGCAAATCAAAATTTTTACTGTATTTCATAGCTTCGTGTGCTATTCCAGACATAATTGCCATATCACCTAAAAACACAAAAACACGTTGTTTACTGGACTGAGCAATCCCTACAGCAACTCCTATTAAATTGCCAACTATACCACTAGCAAAAAATCTGTGTTCAGGAAAACATAATGATATACTTAAACCATCTAATATTCTTTGTTTTACTTTGTCGGCAGGAATTCCTTTTAAAAGAGCGTGTAAATGAGATGCCCATGTACTTAAAACATAATCTTCTTCTTTAATGTTCTTAAATATTTCTATTAAATGATCCTCACATCCTCCTCTTAAATGAATTGGATATTTTATTAATCCTTTTGAGTAACAATCTTTTATATCTTCTTCAAAAGCTACAAGGTCTTCTTTTATCATTTTCTTATACCAGGGTAGTTATTTTCGAACCAATTAATTGTTTTTTTAATTCCTTCTTCTAATTTAGTTATTTTAAAATTAATATAAGGTTTTATTTTATTTACATTTGCAACAGGTCTTTTTAATTGACCTGGCAGGATACTGGATTCCCAAATAATTTTCCCTGTAAACTTAAAATTATCAGTTATTAAAAAAACTAATTCTTCTACAGAAACTTCTTGACCTACAGAAACCATTACAGCTTCTAAATCTTCATTTATAGTATTTGTTATAATTTGAGCGAAATCCTCAGAGAACATAACTTCTCTTTTTACATTTTTATCTCCAAAAACTATTAACGGTTTATCTTCTTTTTTGGCTAAAAAGCACTTATGAATTAATGCTGGAATTACATGACATCTATCCAAGTTGAAGTTATCATTAGGGCCGTAAAGAGTGCAGGGAATGTAGTAATTGTATTTTAGCCCATATTGTTCTTTAGCTGTCTTTAAATGAATTTCTGTCATTCTTTTGGCATAACCATAGCCATAGTTTTTAAAATAAGGTAATCCAAATTGAATATTGTTTTCATTTAATTCTTCCAAAGATTCATCGAAAGAACAAGTGGACCCAAAAGCAATTATTTTTTTAATGTTATTTTTTACAGCAGCGTGAATGACATTTGAACTAATGACATTGTTAACATAAAACATTTCTTCTTGATTTTCTGAGTTTAACTTAACGCCACCTACTAAAGCCGCACAATTTATAATTATGTCTGGAGAAAGTTTTTTTATGAAATCATTTGTATTACTGGCATACGTGAGGTCTAGATCAGCAAAAAAATAATCATTTAGTTTAAGAATCGCAGTAGCTAATAATCCTTTGCCAAAAATTAAGACTTTAGTAGTTTGCATATACAGGTGTATTTATCATTTTGTAGGTTTTAATTAGACATTGCAACTTGCTTAAAATATTCTTTTGTTCCGTATTTATTCATTGCTTGATATAATCTGCTTTCTCCCATATTTGCTAATTCTTTGAATTTAGGAAAATACCCTAATTTATTTATAATATCTTTTAATTTAGTTGTTATTTTATTAATGTCCCATTTTATTTTATATCTGAAATTATATCCTAAAATATTGGCAAAATATATTAATCCGCCATTTCGACTTATCGCATCTATTAAACCACCTAGTTTATTTTCTATAAAATCTTTTTGTTTTGGGAATCTTCCTAAACTTGTGATAAAATTTCTTAGATTATATAAAATTTTATCGTATGTCCAATATTTAGAATTGGCTATATAATTAGTTAAATTAATTGGTCTTATTTCTTTGGTATTTAAATTCATAGTTTCGCACATCTTGGTGAGACAAGCTATGATTGAATTAATTGGCTTTTTAAAAACGCCACTTTCTATGTTAATTAATTTTAAATCTAATTCTTTATATAGTTTTTCTTTTTTTTGGCGACGTTTGTTATACTTATCACATCGAGGGGTTTTTCTGTTTTTTTCGTACCCCCACAATTCAATGTAAAAATCATTTATTTTAAAATCAAAACGATATGGTAATCCTTTGTGTATGTACCCATTTACTTCATGCGATATATCCCTAGAATATAAAAATTCATCCACGATCAATTCATTATAACTTAAAACTACATGGCCGTCTGATACCTTTATACAGTTTCCTGTTGGTATATAATTATATCCCATTTTTTCTGCTACATTACGAATGCCCCCATTTCTACGAACAGCTAATTTTCCACCTGAACCTAGATGTTCTTCTATTTGTGTTAGTTTTGGGAAAACTCCATTATTTAATACTATTAATTTTTTAATTTCATAGCTTATATTTTCCCAGAACTGCCAATATTTTTTTGGTTTAGTCTTATTTTCCCATCCCAATAACTTTCCATAATAAAAAATTGATTTTTTGGTTTTTTTTATCGCACCCCATAATCCTCCTGGTAATTCAGTGCAGGTAGGGAAATGCCCTAAATTTTTTGTTATTTTTTTAAGTTCTGATACTATATTATTTTCGGAGTTCCAATACCCCCACGCTTTTTTCATTATGTAAAGGAGTAAGGTTTATATGAATATTTTAGTGACTGGAGGAAAGCTGGATATATCGGTTCAGAATTAATTGCACATTTATTGCAAGATCATGAAGTTACGGTTATTGATAATTTATTGTATGAAAGAATCAGTCTTGTTTCTTATATATCAAATTCAAAATTCACATTTATTAAGGGAGATGTTAGAGATGATGAGCTATTAAAACAATTAGTTCCAAAATATGATATTATAATACCACTTGCAGCATTAGTTGGGGCTAATCTATGTAAATGTAATCCAACAGATAGCTATCTTATAAATTATAGACACGTAAAATTTATAAACGATATAAGATCAAAACATCAAAGAATATTATATCCAAATACGAATAGTGGATATGGCATTACAGACAATAAAGAAATTATAACAGAAGAATCTGTTTTGTTGCCTATCTCCATATACGGTAAAACAAAGTGTGAAGCAGAAGAAGAAATTAAACAATCTGAAAATTACACTATTCTGAGACTTGCAACTGTTTTTGGTATTTCAAAAAGGCCACGGTTTGATTTGCTAATTAATAATCTTGTTTTAAAGGCAATAAAAGAAAAAGTAATTGTATTGTATGAAAGTCATGCTATTAGAAATTATATACACATACAAGATATTTGTAGAGCATTTGTTCATGTGATAGATTCAAATAAAACAATCGATGAAGTATTCAATGTTGGAAATGATTTTCTTAATTGTTCAAAGCTGGATTTAGTAGAAAAAATTAAATCAATTATACCTTTAGAAATAATTAAAGCAGAATATACTAAAGATGAGGACAAAAGAGATTATCGTATAAGCAGTGAAAAATTTTACAAAACAGGATTTATATGTTTATATGATATTGAATATGGAATCAATGAACTCAAAAAATTAGTTGATATGATTGATGAACCGAAGTATGCAAACTATTAGTAATTATTATGATTAAATTTAGTATAATCTGTCCTACCCGTTTTCGTCCTGCTATTTTCCAGACTTTTATCCAACATTTTGCTACACGCACCTATGACCTTGATTCAATTGAAGTTCTATCTATTATGGATGAAGATGCAATTTATTCAGAAATTCCTTCTTATTCTTGGCATCGTCTTTTAATTAGTAAAAGATTTAATAAAATGTCTGAATATTATAATTTTGCTACACAACAAGCAAAAGGAGAATGGTTGTTTATTTGTAACGATGACAGCCACATATTAACGCACAATTGGGATACAATAGCAAGCGAAGAACTAAAATCATTTCACGGAATAGGATTGGGATTTACTATCGACAATATGAGAACAATGCCGCATTCGCCGAGGGACAGATGCAGGCAAAAGAGCTATTGCGAATTTCCAATTATAGGTAAAAAAGGAGCTAGAAAATTAGGTTGGACAATGCCCCCTTATTTTCCAGCTTGGGGCGCAGACAGATATATTTGCGAAGTGTACGAAAAAGCTGGAAGAATAAAAAAAATACCTATAGAGTTAAGGCATTTAAGAATAATGGATGATTCTAGACATCATATGCAACATTTAAATGGTCCATCTGAACCTAGCGTTTGTTCTAATGCTGATGCTCAAAAAATAAGAATGGCAGCTAATATGAGCATTCCTTTACTTTGACCAATAAAGGAAAACCTTCATATTCATTTAGCCAAATTCTATTTTTGCCAGGTTTGCCCAAAATAAGTTGTAATGCTAATTTTTTTTCATGAAATACTATTGAGGCGCTGAAAGGATGGCAATCTTTAAATTCATCATTATTCATTGATTTAATTAGTTTATCTTTGGCTATTTTAGCTTGTTTAATGTGCATCCTTCTACTCCTTTAAGAATAAAACGGCACTTTATGATAAATTCATTTTACCCTAAAATTTATAAAAATCAATTTCTATCTTGTTAATTGTAAACTCCGCAAACTAAATCAATTTTTTTAAGAATTGCTTTAAGTTTCCAATTATCTAATATCTCTACTAACTTCCATGCTTTTACCTTCTCTTCGTCCAACCATTTTCCTTGATTTAAATTTATAATTGGCTCTCCCCACCCTATTAATTTAAAAGGAAACAAAAGTGCGAAATCTCTTTTGTAGATTTTTGGGTACTGATATTCAATGGCGGGTCGATCCCAAACAGGCACTACAAAAAAATTACTTTTTTCTTTTTTGAGAATTAACTTGCCAACATATTTAAAAGAAGACGAAAAATACATAAAGCCAGGTCTAGGGGCTGAATTCTTTTCCGAATTTACAATTGCCTCTCGTTTTTGGGCATGATCTATTGCTCTTTGCCCTAAGATGCTCACAACCATTTGATGTAATTTGTTCATAACTTCTTGTAACGTAACAAAATTAGATTCGTCCGAAATTATCTCGAAATCCACATCAGGAAAGCACCAACAATAATTCCGCTAAAAAATGAATAAATGGCAATAACCACAGCTTCTGGGTCCATTAAATGTCCCCATTGCTAAATTTTTTATTTCCTAAAGTCACCAATATTTCAATCGCATCTCTGGTTTCAGTCACACTCATTTTATTTCTTTTTGCCAAAGAAATCAATCTTTCCGGCGTAATATTTCTATACAAATTGAATTTCTTGAATGTTAAATCATCAATTATTTTTTCAAATAGATTTGTTATTTCTTGAGCTTCATCAGGTGTCTTTTCCACTCCCAACTCAGCAAGTTTTGCCCTTATATATAAATTGTTCATAAAAAGCACTTTACTGAAACCAAATTAACTTGTCAATTCATTTTTTCCAGAAATCGGGATCAGTAAGCCAATCGCCTTCATCTTCATCATCGACACGAACTATTTTTCTGGCCACTTTGTTAGCTAATATATCAGTAAAGCAAAGAATGAAAAATACCCCTAAAATAAATCCTATAAGCAAGCCAAGTAAAAATTCCATTATATTTATTTAGAAATTTTTTTAAAAAATAAAAATGCATACTTATTTAATTTGCAAATTTAGGAGTTTAACATGAAAAAAGTAATATTTTCCCTTTTAATGGTATTCGCATTAGCAGGTTTGGCTATTTCACAGCAACCAACTGTCGAGAAACAAGAAACCAAAGAAGCAGAAGTAGTTAAAGCTAAAGGAAATAAAGTTGCTGGATTAGAACTTCCAGATGATCAAACCGTTAACAGCGATGAAGGATTTGTAAATATTCAAGCTAAATGCAAAGGCGAAGTCAAATGGCTTGTAATTTCAAATGCAAAAGTTAAATATTTCGTAGTCCCACAAAGCAACTCTTTAATTGTTTCAATACCTAATAACACAGACTTAGTTACAGTATTTGCAGTTGGTGTTGTTGATGGAAAATTAACAGATTTTGCCATGACTAATATAAACATTAGCCAAGGCAATAATCCAACACCCAACCCAACCCCAACTCCTACACCAACTCCTACACCAAATCCTCAACCAACTGGCACCTATCATATTACTTTTTTAGTAGATATGAATAATACAACTCCAGAACTTGCAACTTTACTTAATTCAGAGAACTTAAGGAAAGCTATTACATCTAAAGGCAACTTTTTTAGATTATATGATATGAAATCTCCAATTGTCCAACAAAAGAATTTACAAGGTGTAGTGCAACGCATTGGTGGAAACGCAATTATGGTTATCCAAAGAAATGACGGAACCATAGTAGCTGCTCAAACTGCACCAAGAACTGATACAGAAGCTATTGCTATTATAAATGCAGCAACCGGAGGAGCTAAGAAATGATAGGAAAATTATCTATAAGTAATCTGCCAGCTATAAAATTTGACGGCGAATACAGAGTATTAGGTTGTATTCCATCTAGTGATGAATCTCTATTTGGTTTCCCTATGTTCGGGGATCAAATGGGATTAGCAGCAGCAGAATGGCAAGAAATAGATATGAGTTGGTTAAATCCGCCTGTATTAGATCAAAAAGCTACCAGCGCTTGTACTGCTTTTGCTTCAAATGGCGGAATGCATGTTTGTACTCTTAAAACAGGCAAACCACTTACTGAATTTAATCCATTTTTTACATATGGATTAATTAATGGTGGAAAAGATGCTGGGGCTATGATTTCACAAACATTAAGCGAATTAATGGCTTCTGGCGCTTGCCCCAAAGAATTCTTACCTGCTGGTTTAATGTATCAAAATCAATTTCCTCCACAAGCTTTCGAAAATGCCAAGAGATTTAGATTAGAAAAGGCATTTCGTTGTGCTACTTTTGAGGAAATTTGTTCCGCCATCTCGTTAGGTTTTGTTTGTCCATTGGGAATTTTAGTAGGGTCTAATTTCCCACAACTTGACAGTGATGGTGTAGCCCCATTGCCAAACAGAGGAGGGGGTGGTCATGCCATTTTAGGCGTGGGGCTTAAGAAATCACAAAAATATGGGTGGTTAATTAAGATTTTGAATAGTTGGTCAATTCGCTTTGGCATGAAGGGGTATTGTTATATTCATAAAGGGCATTTTCAATTTATGCGTCCTGATGCTTTTGCTATTCAAACATTAATTGACGATCCATTAGATAAAACATCTGAAGATGATGTTCCTGTAGCAAAAGTGGCTTAATAAGTTTAAATAAAAACAAAGGGGGATTTATGGCTAACGATATTGAAACAATGAAAGCTTCGGCTGCTGAATTCGGCTTTGACACCAATTGGATTGCAGACGTATTAGAAAAATGGGGGTCTGATGTGCTTGCCCTTTTAATTGAAGCTGCACGTCATGGAATTACAATACAATTTATTACTGAAATGGTAGATAAGTTTGGTCCATTCTTGCTTCAGCTTTTGGTCGATTGGCTTAACCAGAAGAAGATGATGGCAGTAGCTGGCGTACCAGAACAAACCTTCCGTGGTATGGACTCTTCATTTATTGACGCTTTAATCAATAATTACCTGCCACTTATTCTTGAGAAATATCTGCCAATTCTTGTTGAGAAATTTGGGCCACAATTGGTTGCTCTTATTTCTCAATGGATTATGAATATGATTAAAAAGTAAACTCAACCTTAGGCTAATATCCATTTAGCTGACCATATTAATAGGAAAATTAAAAATTCCTATTGATATGGTTTTTTTATTTGATATAATTAATGTAATCAGAGAATCTATAATGAAAAAAACACTTTTAATTATATCAACATTAATAGTTGCGGCCCTTCCATTAACAGCACAACAAGTTATTATAACCCGTTTCACGCCAGATAGTTCTGTTAGATTAGCCGCACAAGATTTAGCAAGCGTCCCTAGACAAGAACGTAAATATATAAGGTATCTTTCGCTTTATAATATACCTAAAGAAAAACGCAGAGAAGTTGCCCAAACAGTATCTTTCTTGGTTAATTCTTTAGGCCGAAGAAAGAAAATGTATATACCTTTGTTCGTAGGTAATTCAGATGAAACAGTTATTAGATTAAGCATTGACCAATATGACTGGAATACAAGTGCTTGGGAAAATCTAGGATATAAAGGAAGTGGCCCAAAAGCCCAACCGGAACCTTATTTCCACTATATACAAAAACGATTCTTTGTAGACCCAGATAAAGTTACTGTTGAAAAAATTGTTGTCGGAGATACCGTCAGAATTCAAACAGATAATTGTGCTGTTTATTTACCTAATACCAGTAGCCCATATGCTCACGTTAATGCCGGACAAGAATATAAAGCACTTAGACTTTCTGGCAAATATGTGCTTATAGATCATGCTGGGAAACAAGTTTGGGTCACAGATTCAGATATTAGAAAAGTTTTAATAGCAAGAGAAGTAAGAAATGGCAAAATACAATATGCTCATCCTCCTTGGATTAATCCTAATGCTTGGAAATATCTCTGTCAAGAAACTTACAGCGAATTTCCTGTACTAAGGGCAGACTGGTTTATTACAAATGCCAGTGTTGCCCCAGCATACTATGAATTTCTAGGATTAGGCAAAAACATTAAAGACTTCCAAAATCTAGTCTTTACTAATGAAGATTTGGCAGTAAAAGCAAGATCACAATATAAAGGTGTTGTTGTTACTTCTATTGTTGCACGTAATAATAGAACTTTACTTAGAAGTCCAACTTTTACTGATGGATATTACTGGCAAAGTCATGATTCTTTAACTAGTGTTGACGAAAGACATTATGTACAAAATGTTTTGCATGAAAAGTTTGATGCTACAGAAGATATTGGTAGTTTACCCAATGGTCTTCAAGCATATTTTTTAACTGATGGAAAAGGTAGCAGACTGGACTTTGCTAACCCTGACATTGCTGTAGATAATAATTCTGCGGATCGAGTAGTTAGAAATGGACGCTCATGCATAATATGTCATGTAGACGGTATTAGGCCAATTAATGATGAAATTAGAGCTTTAACTAAAAAGCTGCAAAACAGATCATCAGTTGCTTTGCTTGGGTTAAGTAAAGATGATCAATATAGAATCGAAGACCTATTTGGAACTGATTTAGATGAAAAAATAGTATCAGATCAAAATATTTATGCGGCTGCGGTTGCTAGGTCAAATGGACTAAAAAGCGAAATTAATGCAAGACAGTTTGGTGCTATATGGAATAGTTATAATGAAATTTTGCTTGATCGTGAAACTGTATCTAATGAATTGGGCATACCTTTGTCAAGATTAGATCATTATATTCAACAGTCTAATGATAATGTTTTGCTTGGATTAACTAAAACACCAGTACGTCCAGTAAGGCGTGATCAATTTGAAAAAAGCTATCAAAATATGATGCATATTATCGCTGAGGGGAAATGACGGAAAAACCTAAAAATAAATTAATTTTTTTTTTAAATTATTACTTTTTTAATTAAGAGGTAATAAATGAAAAAATTAATTTTATCAATTTTTGGACTTTTTGTTTGTGCTGGATTAGTTAGTGCATCTGGATATTACAGGGGTAATTATTATAGCGGCAACTATTACAATAACTATTATGTTAAAGAAGTTGTAAGAGAAGTTGCTGTTCCGGTAATAGTTCCAGCCTATACTTTTCAGTATCAACCCCCATGTGCAGTTCCAGTAATGCCCGCAGCAGCTTCAGCAACACCTGTTCATAATGTTGCTGCAAGTCCTGTAATACCTCAGTCTTCTGACAATCAAGATGATAGAATGCGAGCTTTAGCTAAGGCATTAATTGAAGAAATGCAAAGGCAAGCTGAAACTGAAAATGGACCTCCAGTAGCAATTGACCCTTCAACACAAAACTTACAGCCACAAAATCCTAATCCTGTTTCTAATCCTGGTTTGCCTCCTGGGATTAACCCAAGGCCAAATCAAAAAATTAATGCTCCACAAGCTAGTAAAATGACAAGAGAACAGGCTGCACCTATTGCTATGGGAGCATTAAATAGGAATTGTGCTGCTTGTCACACAGGAAGAGGGGCAGAAGGGGAAACTCAGATTTTTTTACAGCCTAATTTATTTAATCCTGACGTGTCTTGGAGAAGCATTAGGAATCAAGTTGAAAGAAGGAGAATGCCGCCAACCCATTCTCAATTTAGATTGAATAATGAAGAATATGATGCTGTTTTGGCTTGGTTGGATGGAATGTAAAAATAATTTTGGAAAAATTTTAAATATACTACTACATTAATTTGAAAGGAGAGAAATATGAAGAAAATTTTCGCTAGTTTAATTGCAATAGCTATGTTTGCTTGCTTGACCACTACTTCTGAGGGCGCTCGAAGTGTTGCCAAGAGCAAAACTGTTACCAGAGCTAACGGTACTAGTGTTACCAGAACGTTTGCCAGGGGTAATGGAAGTGCATCTGCTGCTGCATCTACATCTGCCGCATCTGCTGTAGCTGTTAGTGGCTTTAGTAGGAACTCTGCTGTTGCTGTTAGTGGTCATGGCTTTAATCGTGCTTTCTTTGTTGGAAATCACGGTTTCAACGCTGTTGCTGTACATGGTCATGGCTTTAATCGTGCTTTCTTTGTTGGAAATCACGGTTATGGTAGTCATGTAGGTTTTCGTAGCTTTGGATATGGCAATGTAGGTTTTAGCAGCTTTGGATATGCACCACCTGTAGCATATACACCTGTTGCTTACGCTCCTGTATCTGCACCTTACGCTGTCGCTACTCCTGTTTGTGCAGAGCCAGTAGCATATCAAGCACCAGTGGCTGATCCTGCTCCTGTTTGTCAGACTCCTGTTGCTTACCCAAGCTTTGCTGTCTCTTATAGCTATCCTTCTTATAGCTATGGATTTAGGGCTTATCGTCCATTCGGTTTTGTCCGTTTTGGATACTAAGCTTTAAAAGTTTCCATTTGATGAAACAAAAAAAGACTAGTTTTTACACTAGTCTTTTTTGTTATTGGAGGTCACTGTCAGTCATTAATTATTTCAATCCCTGCCATTGGGTCTTCATTAAGTAAAACATCGCCTTTTGCTGGCTGCTCTATAAGGATTTGTTTTTCTTTTGTCATAACTTGTTCTACTGTACCTTGGTTGGTAATTTTATTTGGTTGATCTAAAATTAGTTTCTGTTCTTCCATTTCATTCTCCTTTATTTCGGTTATTTCATTGATAAATCTTAAGAGGGTAGGAACATAGCTCATAAAATAGCTATCACCTTCAAATGTTCCGTCTTTTGGTATATTTAAACGGCCATCTAAAGCAGGTTTGGGTAATTTTAAAGTACCGCTGGTATTGTTTTTGAATACGTATTTTCCAGTGCCTTTTAGGGCTTCTGTTTTACGTACTTTAAGGTCTTCTCTACGTTCGTACTTATTTAATTTTCTTGTGTATCGCATTTTATAGCCTTTTTAGTTATAATTATATATGCAAGATTTAATAAAATCGCATACTATAATAGTAAAAGGAGCAAAAAATGAAACCAGAGAAATGGACTAATATATATCCAGCAGGTACACCTGAAGGTGATGAAGAGTTTAAATTCTTTGTTAAGTTAGCTAGGAATCCAGGTCAGTTATGGCGATCTACTTCAGCTATATCTAAAGAAACTGGTTTAAGTAAGATTAGAGTTGAACAAATTATACAAAAGTATTTTAATTTGGGTATAGTTATACAAAATCCAAATAATGAAGACCAATGGGGTTATTGGGAAAACCATGAAGAATTATTGCCTAAACCACAAAAAACAATTGCAGAATCAGATCAAGATAAAAGAATGGGAGTGGTAGAGTGGCAGGTTAATTGGGTTAATCCTCTGAATTGGCCAGCTAAAACTTTTACGACTAATTCTGGTGCTTATACTTATGTCTTTTGGTGGCCAGCTAAGCAGTATTAAAAATGCGAAGTAATACCAGAAGTAACACTAAAGAATTCATCGAAAAAGCTATTCTAAAGTTTGGCAACGCATATAGCTATGACAAGGTAGTTTATATAACTGCTAAAACCAAAATAATCATTACTTGTCCTAAACATGGCGACTTTTCACAAACACCAAATCAACATTTGTGTAATAAAATAGGATGTCCTAAATGTGGTAGAGAGAAAGTTAGTAATTCATTAAAATATGATAATGATAAATTTATTAATGTAGCTAAAAAAGTGCATGGTAATAAGTATGATTATAGCCTTGTGGATTATATAGATTCTAAAATAAGAGTGGACATTATTTGCCCAAAACATGGAATTTTTAAACAATTTCCAACTAATCATTTAAAGGGTCATGGATGTTGGGATTGTATGACTGAATATATCGGCACAGTAACATCATTAACTTTGGAAGATTTTATAGAAAGAGCTAAAAATGTACATGGTAACAAATATAATTATGGAAAGTCAATTTACATAAATAAAGATACTCATGTTGTAATTATTTGTCCTAAACATGGTGAATTTAAACAAACTCCTCATAATCATGTTTTTAGAAAATCAGGTTGCCCCAAATGCAAGGAATCTAAAGGAGAACGCAAAATTAGGTTTTATTTAGAAGAAAATAATTTAAAGTTTGAATCACAATTTAAATTTGAATCTTGTAAAAATAAAAGAAGTCTCCCTTTTGACTTTGTTGTGTTTCAAGATGACAAAATCAAAGCCATAGAATACCAAGGAGAACATCATTACATGCCTGTTACATTTGGTGGTGGTGATAATAAATTAAATTTTGATAGAATAAAAATTACTGATGGAATAAAAAAGAAATGGTGTGAAGAAAATCAAGTTCCTTTGCTAGCCATTTCTTTTATAGATTTTGATAATATTTCGATGATTTTAAATGACTTTCTTAATTAACCGGGCGTCCCTTCAGGTGCAGCTTTATCAGATGGTTTTTGACTTAACTTGAATGGAGCGTCAGCGGCATATGGAGTAAAATATAAATCGGGATATAACCCTCGCACGTATGAACTTGGATAGGCCCAACCTGCAATTCCAGCCCTTTTCGTTGCATTTTCTGTAAGTTCTGGTAATTCGTACTTATTTTCTGCGGCCCACTGTGAGAATGTTTTCATAATAATTAAATCTCCGATCAAATACTTAATTATATATAAGCTTGAATTAGTAAAATATTAAGCTTATTTAGACTAAATAAATTTATGGGTTGCGGGTGCAATAAAAATAATTTTGCTAATAGGCCAGTCCAAAGCAAATTGCAGAAGTCTATCAACAAAGTGGCTACAAATTTTAGCTCTTTCTCTAAGAATCCAGAAAATGATAGCAAACGAGTAATTAGCAAAGAACGTAGAGAAGAGTTGTTAAAAGCTTTGGTAAAACCATAGGTATAAGTATATATAATTAAACCATAATAGGAGTTAAAATGATAAGCTATAAAGAGTGGAAGCAGATTAATGAGAACTTAGGTTATTCTTTCCCAATTGGTACTGGAACTACCCAAAAGATAGGCGAATTACAGAATCGTTGGAATGAGATGGGAATGATGCCAACTCCCAAATTAGGTGATGACATGGGTGGTGATGATATGGGTGGTGATGATATGGGTGGTGATGATATGGGCATGGGAATGATGCCTAAGAAAAAAAAGAAGCCATTAGCTCCTATGGGCGATGAATTAGGTTCTGGAGAGGGTGACGTTGAGCCAGGAGACACAGCTGATTTAGACGACATGGGCGATGAGGATATGGACGATGAGCTTGACAGTGATGATGAAGGCGATGACATGGGCGATGAGGATATGGGAGACGAAGAAGGTGGCGAAGAAGAAGGCATGGATGAACCTATGGATAAACCAATGGGCAAGCCTATGATGAAAAAGAAACCTCCTATGTCTGCTATGATGATGAAAAAGAAACCTCCTATGTCTGCTATGATGATGAAAAAGAAAATGAAGAAAGAAGATAGAGAATTCTTCAATAATCTTAAGAAACAAGCTGGAGGAACATATTTTCAGCTTGATGAGGAAGGCAAGTGGGTTCCTGTCACAGAGGATGCTGTTATAGCTCCTACAGACCCTAACAAGGACATCGCAGAACCTCAAGCTGGAGAAGTCGGATTTGCCCCTACAGGACGCCTTGGAAGCAATTTTAATGAATGGGCAGCTAAGTATAAAAAGTAACGAGTCGCAAGGCTCTTAATCATAGAAGACCACTGAGAAATTAGTGGTCTTTTTTATTTAATTTTTAAGCATTGCAATCTAAATTATTTAAATTATAATAGTTAATTATGATATTAAGAAATTTTTGGTTAGTCAAGAGGAGGGAAAAGCTTATCCTCAAAGTGGTTGAATGGGCGCAAAGAAACAATAAAAAGGTTGAACATTTAACTAAAGATGATATTAAAGAAGCTATTAAGTCGCAAAAATCTTAGTTGATTAACCATTGAGCCATTGACAGTAATATTGTGTAATGTAGAAACTGGTCAAATCCTATAGTGATCCAGAAAGGATGCATATTTCCTTTTGTATAGAAATGGCTGGTAATTTTACTAGTTACAAAATCTACAGCAAAATGTCCAATAAAGTTTAGAAGCGTCCAATAAACAAGTGTATTCAAATCAAATTGATACCAGAGAATTGCAAAAATAGTCAAAGAATAGGTAGTTACATGTAATAATAATGCCAATATATTTTTAGATTTATTGGTAGCTTGCCATTTTGTTTGACAAATGAAGTCTCCAACATAATGTGCAAATAAAATATTTAGGATAAGATGAATTGACATATCAGAATCATATCATAAAGTTTGCAAATTTCAATGGTCTTTTGGGTCAAGTAGTTTAGGATTTGTAACTAATTTAACCCATTTAGTTGGTTTCACTACTTTTCCTGGAGGTATTTTATAGTTTGGTTTTTCAATAGGATCATTTAGATTTGGTTTAATTACTTTTCCACCTGGACCGTTAAATTTAGGTGGAATTACATTTTTTGTTGCTGGTATATGTGTTATATCAAAAGGTGCTGGTTCATGATCTTTGAACAATCTATCATCTGCTGTCAAATAATATATGGCATCGGCAGCACTTGGAATGAAATAAATTGGTGGATACTGTCCTGCACCATAAGACAAAGGGTATAAGCCAGACTTAGCCATTGTCCTATCTGAATCTTCTCTTAGATAGAACCACTTTTTAAACTGCATTAACATTATATACTATATGTTGAAGAAACATTTTGGATGGGTTCCTAGCAAACCTGATGGTCGTGATTATGCATACTCCTGCAATTTCAATCTTTTCCTGCCCCCTTCAATTGATTTAAAGTATAACTGTCCAGTAGTTTATGATCAGCTTGATTTAGGTAGTTGTACAGCAAATGCCGTTAGTGGTTTAGTTCAATTTTTAATGATTAAGTATAAATTGAAGGTATATCGTCCTGCTAGGCTTGCTATTTATTATTGGGCAAGGATGTTGGATAATACCATTCAAGAAGATGCAGGAACGAGTTTAAGAACTGCTGTTAAGGTTCTAAATAAAATTGGCACACCTGCTGAGTGGTTGTGGCCATATGATATAGTTAAATTCAAAGAACAGCCAGATAAAAAAACTATTGAGTATGCAAGTAAACATAAAATAACTCAATATTTCAAAGTTGCGCAAGATATAAATAGTATGAAGAATTGTCTTGCTGCTGGTTTTCCATTTGTTTTTGGTTTTAATGTTTATGAAAGTTTTATGACTTTGGATGTAGCAAGGACAGGCATTATGCCTATTCCTGCTAAAAATGAACAATTGCTCGGAGGTCATGCCACCGAATGTGTTGGATATACTCCTGAATATTTTATAGTCAGAAATAGTTGGGGTAAAAAATGGGGTCTAAAGGGTTATTTTAAAATGCCTTATAGTCTAATAGAAGACAAGAAATTTGCTGATGATTTCTGGACATTCCATTCAATTAACAGCTAAATATTACTAAATCAGTACAATGGCAGAACAAGAGATAAAATGGCTTCATTCGAATTCGTTGGATAATAAAGACCCAGATTTAGACCTTGGTGGCAATCAATCCAAGTTTGAAATTGCTATAAATCCGATGAACAACTTGTTTAGCGATGTGAAGCCTAGTGACGCAACAGATGGTTATATTGACTATCGTTGCTTCTACATAGCTAATAAAAAACCAGATATTACTTATACAAATGTATTATTGACATTAACTTCGGATGATCTTTGTTCTACAATCGATATAGGGTCTAAATTGGAGAATGATCAGCAAAGAATAACTGTTTTTAGCACACCTGATGTTGGAGGATATATTATCCTTCAAACAGAATTTGGGTCGCCTTTTACATGTTATTGGACAGGTTCAGCCGCTACTTTTGCAAATGAAATACAAACAAAAATTAGAATGACTTTTTTGTGCGATGATGTAACTGTAACTTACGAAGGAGGGCCGGTAATATCTTATCTAGTAGAATTTGCAGGTGTTGCTCAAAATAGAAAAGTAGGACTAATCCAACTTTTGCAAAACAATTTTGTTTCTCAACAAGGGCCAGAATATAGAGTGGCAAGCTACATTAGTGCTGATCCATTTAATGGTTCTGGAGATACCCAAGTAAAAGTAATATACCCAATCCAAGCACCTGATAGTGGAATAGTTAATGTTTTTAATGTATCTACCGATTCTTTTGATCATATGAATTATATTTCTTATATTGATGATACATTTTACTTAACTACTCCATTAACTACTAATCTTGTGCCTGGCGACGAAGTGTGGGTTGATTTGACTACTCCCCAAAAAACAGCCGTTGTAGAAATAACTAAGGTTACGGATGGATCACCTATACAACAAATAGCTGAAGTAATAGAATCTCCAACAGATGAGCCAGATTGGGATGAAGATAATACTTTGGACGTAGGAACTTTATTGCCTGGAGATAGTTTTTTTGTATGGGTAAAGAGAGATACGGGAGCAGGAACGCCAGGATGTACTGGTAATTTTACTATAACTTTAACTGCGGACGAATCATGACACCTAATGATATAGTTTTTACACATTCTGGAGGGTTAGCTAATTGCGACCCTGATTTAGACTTAGGAGGGACTAATTCTGGTTGTGCTTTGGATTTGACTGCCTTGAATAATCTTTTTGATGATTTAACCCCTAAAGAAAGTAGAGAAGGATTAATAGATTATCGTTGTTTTTATATAAACAATACTCATCCTACAGACACATTAAGAAATGCAGTTCTTTACATAGATTCCGAAAAAAAGGGTGGTTCATTTATTGATATTGGTATTCCTGCAATAAATGAAATTCAAAAATTAGAAATTCAAGGCACTAAACCGCCAAATGAAGGTGAAGTTATGACTTTATCTTTTGCTGAATTCGGGGATGTAACTATACCATATCATGTTATTCCTACTATCTGGCAGGGAAATTTTCAGACTGAAGTGCGTGGCTTAGATAGTCTTGCTGAGGTAATAATTGAATATGCTGGTGAAATTGGGTTCCCTACAGATGTTGTTTTTACTATTAATTTCAGACAACAATCAGGAAGTAAAGACATTAGTTTAATTTCAGTTATTTCTCCTACTGATTTGGGTGGACAAAGTTTTACTGTAACACAATATCAACAAGGAAAACCTGTCAACACTGTGGCAGTGACTATTGCTGACAAAGAAACAGCCCCAGCAGGCATTGAATTTAGCTATCCTTTGAGGGGTAGCCCTATTTCTTTAGGAAATTTATTGCCTGGCGATTCATTTCCGGTGTGGGTAAGAAGAATTACTCCAGAAGGCACTGTAGCACATTTATTAGATAATTATATTCTGAATGTAGAAGGAACTTCGCCTTGATTTTGATTTTTAGAATACTATAATGAAGGTATGAAAATTCTATTACCTTTTTTAGTTTTAGCCCAAGTATCCGTTTTTACGTCAAGTCAATATACAGAAAAAATCAATCAATATAAACAAATAAACAAAAACATAGAAGATATTGATTTCTACAACAAAAAAATAAAATTTAAAGATAAGAAAACTGGAAAATTTATAGAATTTAAAAATTTAAGTGCATTTGAGCAAAGCGTATTCCTTTTAACCACATTAGAAGAAATAGTTTATAAACTAGAAGCTGTGCAGACTTTATGGCAAAAAAGACTCGACAATGCTCCTGAAGATGACGGTAGTTTAGCTAAGGAAGATGAAGCCCCAAAAAAGGCCAATTACGAAAAATTTATTTCTGATATTAAAGTTATTAGGAAGGAACTAATAGCTAAATGGGAGATGAGAGCGACTTATACCTTTTCTAAATTTCGAAATAAATTTACTGCCAAGGAACAGGATTTTTATTTAAATAGAATTAAATATATTAAAGGCAAAGCAAAATAATGGGTTCTTTTCTTCAAGGATTTTTTGATTTTCTTATAAGTCTGCAAAAGGCTAAAGAAAAAATGCCGCAGAAGATTCAACCTGTATTTACAAAAAAACCATGTCCCATATGTGGTTTAGGATTGCAAGAATTGATAGAAAAATCAAGATTAGGATGTTCTTTTTGTTACGAACATTATAGGGAAGAGTTGGTCCCTTCTTTGCACCAAATTCATAACGCTGTAAGACATACTGGCAAAGTTTGTAAAAATAAGTTATCGGATTTGGAGTTTATGCCATCTGTTGAACAAATTTTATTATTAAAGAAACAATTGAACAAAGCTATTGCTGACGAAAAATATGAACAGGCTGACATGTTAAATAAGAAAATTATTGCTTTAGAATCTCCTCAATAGTCATCATGTTTATATTAGACCATATATTTTTGTTCAAGAATATATAATCATTCACATCTTCGCCATATTTTTGATATTTGTTGCCATGTCTGGTTTTTACAACTATTGTGGGTATATTGCTAATTAAAGTATAGGTTTTAAGCCAAGTATCCATAGAAATAACTTTTGCCGCTGAATTGATTATTTGTAGCATTTCTTTTAGATTTATTGCTTTAGTTTCTTTTTTAGAAGTTATTTTTTTGCTGCTCATCCAGTAACAGCTATCAGGTAATCCATAATAAGCACAATCTGATTCTGACCCTATGTTATAAACCATATAATTCAAATCTAGATATTTTCTAATTATGTCCTTATGTTCATTGCGATTTAGATATCTTTGTTTTAAAGCAGTTCTTTCTGATCCAGATGGGGCTAATATCAGTATCTTTTTATCTGTTTCTACCTTTCCTAATAACTCGGTCCACGGTGCAGAACTTATAATTCTTTCTTTATATTTGTTTTCATTAATCCAATCACCATAGTCTAGTCTATCTGCTAAATGTCCAGATGTGCGGAAAGTAGGCTTTCTTTTAATCATTTCATAAACGGTATTGGCAACTTTACTGCCCATTATATTGTTTAAGACTAATGCATTTTTTTTGAATAATTGGATGAATTCTTTGATTAATTCTGTACTGTGGGGATTACTAAAGAATAAAATTCTAGCTTTATCGTCATTCCAACAAGCTGCTAATAATATAACAAAATCACCAATGCCCCCAAAACCCATATAATAAGTGTGATCATCGCTGGCAATCCAAGCTTCTACTTTGTGAATTAGATCGCCTGATTTAGCCACAGGCATTGGCATAAATCTTCTAAATCTTTTGTTTATTTGCTCTAATCTTTTTAAATCAACTGCCATTATAATGCCCAAAGTTATGGTGACATTCCTTTAGAAAAGGTACCAGGCTGCATATTTTGTTATGGAGTTTTTCTTTTGAAGGGCATGTTTGATGTTAGAAGTAATTGTCATTGCTTGTTGTGGAGTTACACCTAAAGCATCCATTATTTCTTGCAAGATGAAACCTTTCCTTACTAAATTGTTAGGTTGGTCTCTAAGTGCATCTGTAAGCCATGTTAAATATTGCCTTACTCTTCCTTGAATCCTTGTCTTATAGAACTCCCAATCAGAATCGTCAGGAAATTCTTTGTTTTGTTGTATAGATGCTGCTGTTGCCTCTTGCCATTCTTTGTATTTGATCATAAGTTTCCTGTGTCAATGACTTTAGTTTTATTATCTGGCACGTCAGAGATTTTAACATTATCTAGTTTTTCTCTGATTTTACTTCCCCAACTTCCCACTTGTTCCGGTCTGACCCCAAGAAGAGTTGCAACTGCATTTGTGTTGTTGCATAGACTAATGAAATCATCCCAAAAGTCTTCTCTTATATTTAACCCGGTTCTGATTGCATTAGTAGCTTCAGACTCGATAGAATCCGTATGATCTTGCATACTTTCTAATAATTGTCTGAAACTAAACATTCTTATCCTTATGATACGAGTTCGAAAACATCGTCTGCTGCGCCTGTAACGAAAGTATTCTTAAACTTTACAGCCTGAATGCCATAAAGAGTAAATTCTTCTCCATGTGTATCAACTAAATTTTGCACATTATTCATTAAAGGGAAGAAAGTAGTACGAGTATACTTCATCTCATCTGCCTCGGAGACAGTTTCATTGCCAACGGGCCAAGCATTATAAGGCAATGCCCAACCATAACGCTGCAATGTCTCAAGCTTTACTCTAAATGTGTAGACTGGCCAAGTAGGATTCGCCATTTTATTCCTTTCAAAATATCTATTCTATTTATTACTATTTAATTATTTTTTAAATTTAAGAAGGTCATCATACTTAGAAAAGCCAAATTTTTTACCAATGTCTTTTGATTTGGTCGTTTTATTCACTTCTGGATCACCTGGGCCTTTATATTTGCTATTTGGATAAGCTGGCCCATTGACTAAATCTGTTTCTTGATCGAATCTATTTCCTTCCCATTCTAACCACTGCTTAAAGGTCATTTAGTAGTTATACCTTAATATTTCGTTTTCAACCTCTTTATTTTTAGCCGTTCTCCAGTCTTTATAGATACGATTGTAGAAATTCGTGTGAGGCGTTACCAGTATAGATTTTCCTTTGAAATTTCTAAGTAAGTTAGCCAAATCTATATGCCCATCTTCAGAAAGAGCAAATTGACTGTCTTGTTTTGGTAAATTTATATAAACTAAAGAATCTGCATTATTGAAAGCCTTTAAAACAATCATAGCATTTTTATTTAATATGTAAACTTTGTTGAGCCTATCACTTACTTCAACTAATTTTTCCTTCTTCTTTTTAATTTCAGAAAAGCAATTAATAAGGGGGTAAAACTCATCAGTTTCTTTAAGCTTCTTGTTTAATCTTGTTTTCACTTCATCTGCTTGATCCCTTAGAAGCCTTAGACTATTAGTGATGTCGGGATTTATATCGTTGATTATTTCTTCTTTTGAAGGTTCTTTATAAAGCAAGACCATTGGCGAACCACAAAATGGATCAACATATACCATTTCCTGGTAATTATCTGGCATATATTCTATAACCCAATTTGCTACTTTCTTACTTATTCTGTTTTCTTTTAACAGGTTTTTCAATTTTCTCCTCATGAATTATTTCGCCACATTTGCAGATAATAGTATTTTGATAGCCAGCTTCTTTTCTCCATATTTTACCAAGGCCATTTTCCTTAAAACATTTGGTACACTGTATATAAACACACCTATCAGGGATGTTGCCTTCATCCCAATAAATATAACAATCTTGGCTCATAACAATAAAATAGTATTAATTGTTTTAAATTGTTACTAAGTTAATGTAAATAAAGGAATGCGATTATTCATGACATTTTTAACTTTTCTTCTTACCTTCTTTATAATTTCACCGGCTAGTCCTGATACACCTGACAAAAACTTACATGAAAAATGCTTATATCCAACAATAATGATCGAATATGCAGACAACGGTATTGGTACTGGCATAATACTAAGAAGTGAAAAAGTATCCGATAATAATTATAGGAATGTCTTTGTTACTTGTGCCCATGTAGTAGATATGTACTCTTCTCATACGGTTAGAGTATTTAATTATAAAAACTGGTCTGACATTAATACCTCTAGCCAATTTAATGCCAGAATTTTTGCTATGGATGATGATAGAGATTTGGCTATAGGCGTTTTTTATTCTGACAAACAGATGGCAGTTGGTGAGTTGGACTTTAATGCAAAAATTTTCACAGGAAATGATGTATTTCGAATTGGATGCGGTGCAGGAGAGGAACCTAGATTAGATTACGGCAAGATAACTTCAGTCAATACCGGATATTCCAGAATAAATGGTTATCTTAGAACTTCAATTCCAACAATACCTGGAGATTCTGGTTCTCCTGTATTTAATAATTATAAAATTGTTGGTATTATGAGAGCTATTGCCTTACAGCATGATAAGATGGTACATTTCATTTCTTACGCAGTTCATGTCAGAAAATTACAAGAATGGAACAATGAAAATAACGATAGTTTAAGTTTTGCTTGGAATGGAAATGAAATACCAAGGTTATCATTTCATCAATTAGATTTCTTTAATAGTTATAGTATTGAAGCAAGGTGATTTATTGATAAAATTAGTCTCGTCGGTCAAACTTTTGGTCGATTAACAGTAATAGAGTTTTCTTATGAGGAAGTAAGAAAAAAACCCAATGGTCATACTTATAAAAGGGCTTATTGGCTTTGCAAATGTAAATGTAATAAAGAAAAAGTTTGTCTTCAATCTGATTTAATTAGAGGCAGGGTACGTTCATGTGGGTGCATGAGAATAAAATATGATTTGACTGGAAAACAAATTGGATCATGGAAGGTGTTGAAAAGAATGGAGTCTGTAAGAGGAAAAACTGGCAAATTGCAACAGCGATGGCTTTGCGAATGTAAATGTGGCAGAGTAAAAACGCATTTGCAATCTAATCTTCTTAGGAAGCATACTAAACAATGCACAGATTGTTACATGGAGGAAATAACATTGCCAGGATTAGGTGAAATTACTGGACGTTATTGGAATAGTTTGATTCGTGGGGCTAAAAATAGATCACTTGTATTTGAAATTAATTTAAAATATGCATGGGGATTATTTATTCAACAAGAAGGCAAATGTAATCTTTCTGGTGTAGAATTGGAGTTCGGAAAAAATGGCACTGCATCTTTAGATAGAATTGATTCCTCAAAAGGTTATATTGCTGGAAACGTTCAGTGGGTGCATAAAAAAATTAATAGAATAAAGAATGTTTTCCAAGATGAAGTTTTTATTGGTATATGTCATAGTGTCTCTTCGCATCAAACAAAATGCAAAAACGAAGCTGATAAAGTCATACCTACTCTCCAAAAATATATTTTAGTTGATGGCTTTGATTTAGTTTTAGATTTCAAAAGAAGTTATGGGTCATATATAGTAGATGCTAGAAATAATAAAAAATACTTAGATTGTTTTGGCCAATTTGGAAGTCAAGCTTTAGGGTGGAATCATATTGAATTAGTATCAAAAATAGATAAATTATCAGAGATATCGCTAACTAAAATTGCTCATAGTGACATTTATGTTAAGCATTATGCTACATTTTTAGAAAAATTGGCAGAGACAATGCCAGAATTTAGTAAATTCTTTTTTATATCTTCAGGGGCACTTGCGGTAGAAAATGCTTTAAAAATAGCATTTGATTGGAAAGTTCAAAAACTAGGAATAGAAGACAATGAAAATGCAATTAATAACTTAAACATTATTCATTTTGAAAATGCGTTTCATGGAAGAAGTTCATATTGTTTAAATTTAACTAATACTGATCCAATAAAAACTAAATGGTTTCCAAAATTTAAATGGCCAAGATTTCCAGTTAGTGATATTGGATTAGAAATGCTTGAAAAAACTTTGCAAAAAAATAATTCAGCAGCGGTCATAATAGAACCGATAATTTGTGAAGGTGGAGACATACATGTTGATAAAGAATTTCTTGTATCACTAAGAGAAATTACAAATAAAAATGAATGTCTCCTTATTTTTGATGAAGTTCAAACAGGATTGTCAACTGGCAAATATTGGTGCTATCAACATTTTGGTGTTGCTAGCGATTTATTGGCATTTGGCAAAAAAATGCAAGTGTGTGGTGTTGCTGGAGGAAATCGTATATTTGAAGTTCCTACCAATGCTTTTAACGTATCAAGTAGAATTAATTCTACTTGGGGCGCAGACGGCATTGATTTAGCTAGGTCTGCAATAATATTGGATACGATTAAAAAATACAATTTGCTTGATCAATCAAAATTAGTTGGAGATTATTTTGTAGATAAGTTAAAAAGTTTAGATTTAATTAATGCAAGAGGTAGAGGTTCAATTATTGCTTTTGATATGCCAACAAAAGAAGAAAGAGATATGTTGTTAAATAAACTTTGTGAAAAAATGTTGTGCTTGCCATGCGGGTCAAAATCCATTCGCTTCAGACCTCATCTTACATTTACTGAAGAAGATGTTGATCAAGCTACGGATATAATATCAAATGCAATTGCTTAAATACATTGTGGATAATTTCAAGCAATTTTTTGAATCTACAATGGATGACCTGTATGTGTCGATGCAGCAAGCATTCCCCAGAACTACCAAAAGGGAACATTCCACCCAGACTATAAAAATTGTAGACTTAAAGTGGACTCCTTTTCTTGGCCTTAATACTTTGCTAATTCGTGGCAAAGCACAAAATGAAGGAAAAGAGTACAAAACAACAATTGTATTTAAAGAAGTAGATTATTCAGGAGGCCCAATAAAATTCATGGCTGATGACGGAAAATACTATGAAATTAATAATCTTTCTGAACATGATATATTAGTAAGATGTGATTGCCCTGATTTTAAATGGCGATGGAAATTTGAAAATAGTCGTCCAGCAATAAATGCATTAGTAGGTAATAAAGGCAAAAAGTACGAAGGGCAAGGATTATGGGAAGCTAACCCTTTACATTTGCCAGGTCTTTGTAAACATTTGTTATCTTTGTCTAAGGCATTGAATCATATTAATGTCTTGTAAAGTTTCTAAAACTTCCCTTTCTCTTGTAGAAGTAGGAGTTTTGTAAATACTGAGTCCCAATCTCCAGGAGAGTCTTGCCTAATTAATAAAACACTAGGATACCATTTGTAAACGTTCCATCTTTCGTCATAATGATGGCTTAATATCCCATAAGCCTTCTTACCCAAAGCCCCAGCCAAATGTAAAACTGAAGTATCAACCGAAATAACTCTGTCCATCGAAGCAATTAACCTAGCTGTATCCATAAAATCATTTAAAGGATACCCGGATAAATCCATTTCTTCACACCCAGCTATGAATTCTGGAGTATAAAGTTTATCCTGAAGCATGTACAAAGTGTCTTTGAGACATTTGAATTTAGCTAAAGGGCATGATCTTGTTAAGTTGTGTTCATAACTAGGGTTTCCTTCCCAACTTATGCCGATTTTAAAGCCATCTGGTATGTCAGGGAATGGCTCAACAGACAAATAAGGAACAGCACAGACTACCTTATCCAATACAAAAGGTAACGAAAGAGATAAAATATGGCAGTCATGAGGAGGTAGATTTCCATCATATTTGTCAATAACTTCTCTAACAGCGGGCATTGTCTTGATTAATGAATGCAATCTAGGATCACAAGCTACGATTATATGTCCGCCAATATAGTTGATATATCTAATGAATTGTATTGTATCGCCTATTCCTTGTTCACAATAAATTATTATCTTCTTTTTACCTAATCGCTTGCCATTCCATTTAGGACTATTTTTATATGTGTTCTTATAAAAAGTCATTTCAGGTCTATCTAATCTAGCTGTGTCTTCTGTCTTCATGGTGTTGTTGTTCTACTAATACAAAATTTATTGGTGTTTGCCTATTTATTACATATGGCTTCTCAATTTGTATTAGTTTGACTGCGATTTGTACCGATATGGATAGAATTTTTATGCTCATCTATATAACATTCTAAATTTCTTATGCCTTTTATTTCTGTGTTGTATAGTAAAGGTGTAAAAAGTGTTTTAGGAAGTAAGTCTATGCTAAATTGATTTGGGGCTATCCTAGATTCAAGTTGCTCTACATACAGCATCATATAATTATAAAAAACTAAAATCCAGGCATCAACCTGGATTTTAGTTTAACTAAAAAGGCCATAAAAACCGTCACATTAGAAACCAACTTTAATGATCGCCCAATTTGCAGAGTGATCATTTGTACCCTTTAATGCCAAAGTGCTTGTGGTAAAAGTAGTTACGTTAACAGCACCCTGAGTGGCATTAGTATCTGTTGCCAAAGCAATGTAATCAGCGGCAACGCCATCAAGGGTTGGGAAATATACAGTAGCTGTGCCATCTTCTGCTAAAGATACAGTTCCAGCTGCTACAACTCTAGGTCCAATTAAGTGACCTACACCTAATGTCATCTCCTCGGAACCCTTTTGACTTCCATATACTGAACCCGCTCCACTTACACCTGTTACGCTTGTTGCTCCCATTTTTATTTTCTCCTAAAAAATTTTACTGTCATTAATAGGTATGAGTAGTAAAATTTTATTTAAAGAATTTTGGTAAAAATTTAAAATAAGGCTAAATAGTATAGAATGACTTACTTTTATAGCCCTGTTATAACTGATTGGCAAAAGCAAATTATTATGGGAACTATACTTGGAGGTTCTTCTATAGTTAAACCCAAAAAAGGCAGAAATAGCTATTTATTCATGCGATCATGTGATGAAATGTGGTTGGAATATAAATCTCAGGAATTAAAGAATTTCGCATCTCAAAAGCCATTTACAAAAGAAGGAAGAACTTTAAGATGGCATTCTAATTGTTTCCCTATTTTTAATGAATTTAGAGAGTTATTTTATGAAGATGATGTGAAAACTGTAAAGATGGCAATTTTAGACAAACTTAGAGATATCGGCTTGGCTATTTGGTATGGAGATTGTGGTAAAATCAAAAAAAATAACGTTATAATCAATACTCATAAATTTGGAGAAAAGGGTACAGGTATAATAAACGACTACTTCAATCAAATAGGGATAGAATCAGAAATAACTAAAGAAAAAAATAATTATAGAATTCTTATGAGTGAAGCTGGTTCTGTTAAGTTCTTAGCTACCATCGGGCATAGACTCCCCACCTTCATGATCTGACCAATCCAATTCATATTCCCACCCATCTCCAGATACCTTTGCTTTTCTTGCACCTGTGGTTGTGGTAACTAAATCTCCTTGCCATAATTCCATATGCATTCCTAGACCTATCCAACCCACTTTAATACAAGAACCACCCCAAGTTGATCCTGTAAAAACTATAGGTGTTTCTTCTAAGAAATGTTTGCCACCTTTTATAGTGGTAGAATCATCATTAATTTTAAGCTCATATTTGGAATTTCTAGTCCAAACTTCCACCAATGTTCCAGGCTTAAGTTTTTTAATGTCAATTCCTTCTGTTTCTTGAGATTCTCTAATTAAATCTTTTACGTCTCTATAATACATGTTTTAATTATAACACAAACAAATAAATACTGTAATATGACTTTTAAAGAATATTTAAAATTACAGGAAGAATTGTGGATGACTCAAGGCCCACAAGATAATCCTTCTAATCCTGGAACTAAACGCAAAAATGCCAAAGACTTGTATAATCATCGATATGGAGACAATTCTGGAGGAAATCCTTTAAATGTTACTCCAATGGCACCCAATAAAATGAAGAAGTAGCTATAATATTTCACAATGTACTTTGAATGTCATCCCGAAGACCCAAAAAGCCAGAAAAGCAAGCTTTATGTCGTTACTTCTATAACTAATCCTTGCCGGTATCAATCCAGATATAGACTTTATGTTGATTTCGCAAAAATGGTCCAAGATGCAGGTGGAATTCTTTATCCTATAGAAGCTGCTTTCGGCAATAGGCCACATGCCATAACCGAAAAATTACCTAACCATATACAGCTAAGAACCTATAGTGAACTCTGGCAAAAAGAAAATCTACTTAACATTGCTATTTCCAGACTTCCTTCTGATTGGGAATATGTCGCTTGGATTGATGCAGATATTGTATTTTCTAGACCTGATTGGGTTAAAGAAACCATTCATCAATTGCAACATTATATGGTTATCCAAATGTTTTCTATTGCCCAAGACCTTACTCCAGATAATGAACCTTTACAAAAACATAACGGATTTGTTTATAGTTATTCTAATTTAAATGAACCTTTTAATAGAGAATTTGATTGGAATGAAGCTATTGAATCCAAACCTCTTACCATTACGGATGATTACCACAAACGATTTGTCAAAAGAATTGAAAGCTGGCATCCTGGCTTTGCTTGGGCAGCTAGAAGAGAAGCTATCGATAAATTAGGTGGTTTAATTGATTTCGCAATCCTTGGTGCAGCCGATAGACATATGGCCCACGCTTTAATCGGCAGAGTTAAAGATACATTCTATCATGATATAAATGAAAACTATAAAAGAGCTTTGTTAATTTGGGAAGATAGGGCAAATAGGTATATTAGGAGGAATATAGGGTATTTGCCTGGATTAATCCTACATCGCTGGCATGGTAAGAAAGGTAATAGAAATTATAAACAAAGATGGAATATTTTGCTCAAACATAATTTCGACCCAGAGTTAGATTTAAAAAAGGATTGGCAAGGTTTGCATCAGCTTACGGAAAGGTCTATAGGACTTCGTGACGATCTTAGAGCTTATTTTAGAATGCGAAATGAAGATTCTATTGATTTAGATGAGTCTGAAATAAAACCTTGATTTACAATTCAAGTTTTTTGTATATAATAGCGTGATGAACTTCAAGGAATTTATGCACAGTTCAACAGGAATCCTGCAATATGGGCCTGGGATTCGTGCTGTTGTTTGGATAGCGGAAGATATTGCAAAATACTACCGCTCTTTGATTCCTAAGTATTATTATGTAAAACCACAAATGTATCCTCCTCACATTACTGTTGTTAGAACTGGCAAAGAAACACCCGTCAATATGGAAGTTTGGGGTAAGTATGATGGCGAAAAGGTGCCATTTACTTATAATTCTGACATAGCTACAGATGGAAATTACTTCTTTTTAGATGCTCGAAGTGAACGTATTGGCGATATAAGAGAAGAATTGGGTTTACCTAGATTTAGATTCAATGATATTAGCAAACAGTATCACATTACTCTTGGAAATGTTAAAGGATAATTTTATAATATTGAAACAAAATAATATGAATGAGTTGGATGCACAAAATTTAATTAATGATTATGTTCTTGGTCTGTCAAATCAAAGAGTTATCTATAAAATACAATATCTTAAAATTGATAGGTTAAAAAAAGGCGAATACAGTGGCAAAGCAAAATTAAATAAAAATCAAGTTATTGAAATTAGAAATCTATATAGTAATGGAACAAAAGCTAAAGTAATTTCTGAAAAATTTAATATAAGTACAGAAAATGTTTGTTCTATTGTTTCATTTAAATCTTGGAAAATATAGAGGATGAATCATGTTAACATGGAAACAATTTTTAGAGGCAACAGAGAAAGAAGAAAAAGATAGAAAAAAACCAGGCGGATCAAATGTAGGAAAAAATCGATCTACTTCTTCATCTAATGAAGGTCCATTTTGTGGTCCAAGCGGCGGCGCTCCTGCTAAGTCTTATCCAGTAACTAATAAGAAACAGGTTGGAGCAGCTAAAGCTTATGCTCATAATGCACCCAATCCAAGCGGAATTAAAAGTTGCGCCGATAGAATAGCTAAGAAACGTGGCTGGGAGTCTGAAAATTGATGATAGTATAGGAGTTAGCATGACCCCTGGATGGTTGAAACGGCAGTTCGACTCAGTTTCTGATGAAGTCAAAACATGGCCCAAATCGCTGCGATGTAATGCCAAATTGAAAATTAACACAGAAGAGATGGTGTTATCTGAGGCCATACGTCTTGCCGAGTTACATGGAGGAAGTTGGGCACTGAAACTTGTGGCAGAAATACAGCGACTTCAGGAGCAAGCAGTTTGCCATTGATTTTATTTTGAATTTATGTTTCATTTAAGATATGGTGAAACAAAATAAATTCAAATTAGGCGAAGAAGTTCGTGTAGTTTGGGCCAATCAACAAAGAAAAGCCAAGATTGATAATTGTTGGTTTGATTTTTCTTCTCAATATCCATCATTTTGGTATGTATTTACGTTTTTAGATGATTCCTCAAAATTTACTGTTTGCGAAAACGAGCTAAGGCATGTTATTTCCTGAGCCATTATTTGAAGCAGGTTATATCCCAAAGAAACAAGTTTGCCTTTGTTGTGGTAAAGCTAAAGCAAATAGTGTGATGTATGCTTGTATAAATTTCAGAATAGTTACGTATTTGTGCCCAGATTGTTCCTCTAATTGGAATTTTTATGGTTATCACATATTCAAGAAAATAAAAACAAAGAATCTTTTGTTTTCTTTGATTAAATATAAACTAAGACATCCCATTAACTCTCCAAGCTGGTATTCAATTTACAAACAAATTCGCATTTTTGGTGAATGGGGTCAAAATATGAGAAAATTTATGAAAGGTAGAAATGATTAAGTTTTATAAAGAAGATCATGATTTTCCTCAAATTGTTCTTGAAGATGTATTGGCTAAAACAAACATTAAAGTAGAAAACAGAGGAACCTTAGAAAGTGCATGCAATTTCTATGATCCATGTTGCTTAAATTTAGCTTCTCATATTCGGCCAGGGGGAGGCTATGAATCTGTTATGGATGTTCGTATGCCCATTAAAACACAAGAAGAAGATTTATTTAGAAGGTCTGATCTTCCTAAACTAATGGATACAGAAGAAGTTAGACAATTTTATCCTTTAGATGGACTTAAAGGTGTGTATTGCAGCAAAATACTTGTAACAAAAACTGCAAAATTAGAACCATGTATACCTTTTGAAATATCTTTAATTAGTTTAGCTGCTGTAGTAAATCCACAAAGCAATCAATGGTCATCATGATTTAATATTAGGTGCGTGGGGATGTGGCATTTTCAATGTCGGGCCGTCCATACTGCTCTCCAAGGCCAACTAGACTGACTATGAAATCATAGATTTGCTTTAGCCAGTTAAACATTGTTTGTAAAGCCGACGCTCGTTTCGCTGGATACTTAATCAAGTCCTGG